TTTCGCTAGGAGATCCACCGCTTGCAATTGTAAATCCTAAGAGATTTTCATTAGCAAGATTAGCGAGAACATAACTAAAATCTAAAGCAACAGTTGGATTTGTTAGGATTACGCGATCAATTGCTGCCAATTGACCGAATTGATTTACGTCTGTACGATCTACTGTAAAGCTATAGTTAGCTGTTTGAATTCTTTGAAGTTGTTTTACTAAGTTTGCATTGACTTCTGGACTATTTGAATTGCCACCAATTCCAGGTGTCCATGTGCCATAATGATATCCAGTTGCTGGGGCTGGGCCAGCATACAAAGCTTCAGATTGATAAATTATACGATTTCTTGTTGCCATATTAAATATTCTCCATTTCTAGTGATTACACATTAATTTTAATGTTTTTCTGTTTTTTTTACTGCCTAGGATACCTATTTTGACTTAATTCAAAATCAATAAAAGCTGTGAAAAGATTAGGATTTAATTTATTATAACTATTACTAAGTCTACTGTCAGTTTTAGATACGCTAACATTATCTATGTATAGGTAATCAAAATCTGCCTGTTTTCCTACAATTAATTCTTTGTAATTAAAGCACTCTCCTGTGCAGCTTCCTAACATATTAAATGGCATTTGATTATCATATATTAGTGGCACAAATTCTCTAGCTGTATCTCTAAATATGCTAGTAACTGCGTCTAACTTGAATATATTATCTGATAATACGATAGCCCTAACATTAACATATGTTGTATCCATACCGCCAAAAGCAAATGGTTCATTCGCACCACCTTGATATTTCAAATATATAACAGGATAAGTCTCTGCGTTAGATGCAAGTCCAGTTGGATTTTGATATGTTTGAGGCTTTAATTGAAACTGTGTTTCAAAAAGCAAGTCTTCTTCGGTTTCGCTAGTTAAATATAAATTAAAATCTTTGACCGCATAATTTCCACTTATAGAATTAGGGGCGCCACCAATAGGCTGACTGAAATACAATTGTCCTTGAGTCGCATTTATTCCACTTAGGAAAGTCTGACCAACTTGAGTAAATATTCCACTAATATATACTCCACTAATTATATTAGCTCCAGATATAGACTCATCAATAACCATTTGTTTGAATGGTGCGCCATATGTATAATATCCATAATATCTTGTATCTATAGGCCAAAAATAACTACTATGATTAGTAAAAGCTTCTCCTTCTGTAAGAAGTTTATTATCAAACCAGAATAACATACTAGTCATTGCAATATTGTTAAATTGACTTTTCATTGTTTAAAGCTTTCTATAAAATTCCTGTATAAAATACTAAAATATTTTGTTGGTTTATATGATGCTCTTCTAATTTTATTTTTACTTTGAATAGCTTTACCAGAGCGGCTTGTAGCAAATAATAAACCATAGAGATAATTACTAAATCCAGATATACCCTTTTCTATACCTTTCAACCAACTATTACCAGCTTCAAATGGCATGGGTGTATAAGATCTCAATTCTTCAATAGATGGTGTGTCTACTTGGAAATTAAACACTGCGCCTTTCCTTTTACTTTTTCGTAATTTTGTGTTTTTTTCTATTGTTTGAATTAAATCTTCAATAGGTTTATCTCCTGCATCAAATCCAATGAATGTATAAAGATTTCCTTCTCCATTTAAAGTATTTGAAATATTTGCAGAATCCGGACCTCCAGCGATCTCTTTAGATATTGGATGTTCTACAATCTCAGATAGATATTCATCTTTTTTTTCTTCTAAGATCTGGTTAGCAACAAGTATTGCTTCTTTCTCTAAAGATTTTAGTTCAGCTTTTGCTATCTCATTTTTAAGAATTGATGGATTAATTTTACCAGCCATTATTTCGTCTCCTGCAAGTAATATTGATAATAAGTATTGTTTAAATATTTTCTTACTCCTGCCGTTGTAATCTTATTAAAAGTTTTACCATCAAATTGAATGTTCAAAGTTGTACCATTGTCTATATAATTCTTTGCGTCTTCTTTAACAATTAATGTAACAATACCTTCCGCTATACTTACTCTTAAGTCAGCCAATAGATCTTCGCTTTGTTTTTTATTATATGATATTCTTCCCCTAAATGTAGCTTGGACAGGAATGTATTCGTAGGATTCTGGAGTTGACTGTAAATCGTAACCAAACAATGGGGTAGTCGCTGGAGTTATAAGAACTTTTAGAGGTTCTTTATTAACAGTAAATTCTCTCGCAAAGTAATTAAAAAAATTTTCAAATTCTTGCGAAAATCCTGCCGCTACGCTTGGGTCTATAAAACTCATTTTTAGTCTGCATTATATATTGTACGAATATAATATAATGCATCTCTTTCAAAATCATAACTTCCTGGAATCGTATCGTCTCCCGCAACTTGAACTGGACTACTAGCATTTAATGCATATTTTGTTGCTAAATCTTTTAATTCTTTATATTCTTGTTGGCGAATTTGATAGAAATTCTTTAAAATTTCATTTTTATTAAGTTTTTGTACGCTACCAAAATCATCTTTGATAGATGTATAATCATTAATAGCCAAACTTCCTGTACTTTTTATCTTTAGATCAAAGAAATAAATAGAATACATTTTCTTGAATATATATTTTTGTATATCTGTAAGATTTGGCGTAATTTCTAGAGTAACACTATCAATTGTAAATTCAGTATTTATCATATTGCCTAAACCACCTATATTTCTTCTTACCCATGCAGCTATGGCGGCTATGCTAAAATCACTTGGTTCGCCCATTTCTTCATATATTTCTTGGGCAATAGATGTAACGGTATTGATAATCATACCTTAAATTACACCCTAAATTATTAGAAAATTAAAGTAAATATGATAGTATTTCTTCTTTATTGAAGGACTCAAGTAGATTATAATTACATTGATGTGGAAGACCCACGAATTCTTTCTCCATAACAATTCCATCTATATTATGAGTAAATATCTTTGAAGAATCTTTGGCTTGTATATTTTTATGGATATTATAGCCTAATTTATCTGGGGATGTTCCAATCCAGCAAACTACAGATGGCAACATTAAAGCTGCCGAAGCGTGTTGAGCGAATGAGTCAATTAATAATCTTTTACTACTTAAAGCTAAAACACAAAATAAGTCTCTAAAATTTAAAGTAATCTTTTCTGCGCCATCATAAGATGGTTGATCTTGACGACCGATATGGTATATATGATATTTATCTTTTAAGGATTGCACGAGGTCTCTAACTAAAAATTCTGGTAAATCTCTAGCCCAATTGTAGTTACTACCTTCTGGGCCACCATCAGTTTGTAATACTAAAATAGGTTTATTTTTATTATATTTTTTCGCAGTATTAAGAACTTCTGCATAATTTAAAAATAGTTTTGGATTCTCTCCAGTGTATTTTAACCCAAACATGTTGCACCACGCTTCTATTAAATGTTTGTCCTCGACAACATATTCATTGCTTTGATATACTTCATTACCTAAAAATATAGTGTCTTTATTTTTTATAAAATCTTCGTAAAAATATTGCACCGAATTTGATCTGTACACTCTATGAACACATGGATTATTGATAAAAACCTCTGGATAGGGACAAATTACTATTAATTTTCTATCTGGATAATTTTTGCTTATATTCTCCGCTACAGCAGTCCCAGCAATATGTTTGCCTATACCTCCTTGAAGAAAAAATACTACATTTTTCATTTATATTTATTATAATGTTAGAAATCTTTTATATCTAGATTATATTTTAAATCTTGTAAGAATATTTGATCTAATAAATTTGGATAACAAAGCAATCTAGGTAAACTATCTTTATTAATCATAAAAGTATCATGACCACAATATAATTCTACATAATTAGTTCTTAGCAATATATCTCTTACCATATTAAGCTTTTCATTTCTTTGATATGATTCAAATTGGATTTTATCAACACTAATAGCTCTATTTCCATTTAATATAGAAAGCATTATGTCATAATCTTGACCTTCTGTATCAATTTTTAAATATTCTATAGCTTGTATGTTATATAACTCTAATATATTAGACATTGTCATGGTTTTTACGATTTCTTTCTTTAAAAGATGACAAAGATTTTTTTCAGATAAATGCTTCCATAGTTTATCATTAACCTTATATAAACTAGCACAACCTAAAATCCAAGAGTATAAATTATATTGAATCGCATCATCAATAGAAACATAAAAAATATCAGCTTCACTATTATGATTTGATATAGCGCAATTTAATTTATTTACTGTAGTTGGAGCATTCAGATTATCAAGATATTCTTTAACTGGCTCTATTGAGAATCCATATAGACCATCTGGGACTCTATCTGCAATAGAAGTCATAAATATAAAATCGTGATTATATTCTCTAGTTAGTTTTTGGTATTTTTCTCCAGTACCTATGCAAGTGCCAATTTCTAAAAAATCTAAGTAGTTTATATTCATTTTAAATCTAAAGTTAAGAATTTGCGATATTCAATTGGGAATTCTATAGAGAATCTTTCTTGTATATTTTTAATATATCTTGGATTATTTTTGTCTTCTATAAGATGTACATATCCTTGTATAGTAAGCTCGCCCTTTTCCTCTCTCGCAATTTGCTCTTTTGATAATAGATAATTGGTATTATAATTATTGTAAAAATTTATAAAACAATTTAAATAATATTGCTCATAGAGTAATGGGTATGTTATATATGTGACTTTTATAATATTCTCTAATTTATTTTTTAATTTAAATAAAAAATCGTCATCTAAATTTATAAAATGTTTATAACAATTATCATGAAACGCTTTAGCTAGACTTGGATCTTTGAAGTACATAATGCCACAATTTACTGCGCTTTTTAAATTATTATCCCATTCTATTGGTTTATTTGGGCAAAAATTATCATAATGATTAACCAAATCAGAATATGTTCTTTGGTAATATGTTGTTTCTAGATTTTGAAAAGCAAAATCACCAGAAAATAATTCTTGTGGTAATCTTCTAAATATGAAAATATCACCATCCAAATGAACAAATGGTTCGTCTTGTAAAGTCAATGAATATATTTTAGGATATGCCCAAAAAAGATAAGAATCAAGATGATCAAATATATTTAATGTATTTTTAATTTTTATCCTGTCAGATTCAAAATGTTTAAATATATTATAGCCATAATTATCTGTATTCATCTCGACCTTCTCAAACCATTTACTAGCCCATAACATAGAATAAATAAACATAAGAGCAAAATTTCTTTCACTCTTACATCTAGAGATGTTTTCTCTTAAAGGTTTTGACCAAAAACTATATAAAGCTTTCAATGTAATATATTATATAAGATATTATATATCTTATCTAAAAATCAAGATATTTAAGTTGTTACCTACGCGGCACAGGCCACCAACTTATCCTTTAATTTCTTAAAAGGTTGGACTATATCTTTAGCTTTTCAGCTATTGGGCGCTCTTGCTGGTTATTAAGAGAAACCATTTTCTCTCCAGTAGTCTCTACACCTTCCAAAGAATGGTCTTTGGCTTGGCTCGGTATTATCATCAGCATTATCTGTTAAGACTTCACCGAATTCACCCAAACACAGGCAATTTAAATATATTACACAAATTTAAATCTTATTATCTTCTAGTTGGATTATAATCTGCTCCAGGAGCCGTACTTAAATATATCATATCATTAATATAATTTGTACTTTCTATGGATATTGTTCCTGCTCTGTAAATAAAACCTTTTTCTCCATTTGCATAAATGTAACCTATAATATCTGGCAGCCAATTATCTATATTTTTTCTTCTACCATCTAAAAATCCACGCCATCTAACATCTAAAAATACTACTTGATTATCATATAAATTTCTAGATCTATAAATAGTTTGCAAAATAGATTGTTGTCCTACTATATTTAATTGTTGCCTAGATATATCGGGATCTATATTTGTATAACGTTGATTGCTATTTAATTGTTGAATTGTAAAATTAGAAATTGACCATCCATAAAGCGAAAGATATCTATTAACTTCTACAGCTTGAGCTCTTTGACATCCTAAAAGATTAAAACTATTAGAAGTCCGATCATATCTATATATATGCCTAAGAATAAAAAATCTGCGTGTAGAAGGTGGGCTTAGAGAAAACTCCATTTCATTATCAGATTCAATTCCTCCAAGAGAATTAAGACTTCCACTATTTATCCTTTGTCTAATTCCACTTCTAACTACTACTCCAGCATTTGATGAACAACTAATCATGGCGCTGTATTTCCATACATTATATATCTGTTATCTCCTGTGTGAAGAAGTGAAACTGTAGCATAGATCCCTGCGGTTTTGTACTGATCGCCGAACTCCCTAATTACAACTCCTATTCCTGAGCCAGTTACTAATATTTGTCCATTTCCACCTTGTATAATTGTCGTATTAAATCCCGTAACATTACCACTTACAACTGTCGCGACAATTTGGGTTGAGGAATTTGCTAATATAATTCTACCATTATCATTTCCAGATATAAGAAAATTAGTATTTTCGTTTATTAATTGAGCAGAATATGCAAATAAATTATTATTATTTAATCCTAAAGGTCCTGTCATATTATCACCAGCAGTATTGACGTATCTTAAATCTGCGTCTGTTTGATTAATGAAGATTGGATTATTTAGTTGCATATATAGAAATTACACCTTTAAAACTCTAAACTTCCTTGTTGAGCTACCGTTGATCTTAAAAGATTTTTAACCGCAAGCATCTCTGCTTGAGAGAGCAATTTATTGAACCAAAAACAACAAGACTGAATTCCATCTGAACCCGTGCTTCCGAATGCGCCAGCTGATCTAGGCCTAAATATTCCAGAGCCTTTATTATCTATACCAAGAGTAGCAGCGCTGTCTATTACTCTATCTTCGCTCATAACTCTAGCTGTAGAAATACTATTGTCATATCCCCAAGCTAAAATTCTAAAAATTCCAGTATCTCCAGTAGTAGATAAACTCGTGCTAACTAAATTATCTGTTACATTTCTTATGGCGTACTGTGTTCCAGAATTGCCTTTATAAAAATCTAAAGCTTCTGTTGGTGCTCCATTTCTTGCGAATTCAGAATATACTCTTGTAAGGCCTGATTCTAAAGATTTATAATCCATAATTAATGTAAATTCAGTATTGGAAATGAAAGAGGAAGAAGTTTGTGAATATCTTAAATTTCCAGATGGATAGACTAGTCCTTTAGTTGTCCAATCTGGGCTTCCAACTAGAGTAGCATTAAAATTACCTTTTAAAGAATATAATATGCTACCTCTCCCAGCGTTATGTACATTTCTACAAAGCCAACCTTCGCCAAGAAATTCCCAAACTTTTAGTTTTTTTAGTCCAATTACAAACTGATTTATATCGCGAAGACTTTGAACGGATAAACTTTGAAAGCCAGCTGCAACTATTCTAGCGTTATATGCAATAACGTCAGCATCCATTCCATATGTTCTATTAGTTATCATATTAATTAAAAGTCATTTCCTTGCAGATCGTTGAGGCTACTAAATTATGCATTGCTGCAGAATTTAATTGAGTTTTAAAAATGCCTACATAAGAAATCTGACCATTAAAATAAAAAAGCGTTGGATCTCTCATGTATCCTATACCACAACTATTACCTGTTCGATTTGGTTGATTTGCTGATGTTGTAGAAGAATAAGCCGAACCATTACTAGAAGAGTATATTGTGGTTCTACTCGTCATTCCTCCTAACATATGTCTACGAGCATTCGCTGTTAAAGAATAAGTTGTTGGAGAGCTAAATTGTATATTTATTTGTGAAGCTGTTCCCGCAGAACCTGGTCCTTCTACCGAAAGAGAATCTGGTGCAGAATTATTATTTCCATGACTTAATATAACTTGCCTTGGTGAAGTTTGAGTTGCTATAGAAACTGTACTCACAAAAATATCGTCTGTTCCAGCATATATTGATCCATTTGGAAGATCTACTCTTTGAGAAGAGGCAGAAATAAATCTTATACCTTGAGCTTCCCAAGTTGGTCCATTAATTAAAGTTCCATTAAAATTATTACTAATAAAACCAAATAAAGTTGTTCCTGCTCCAGCATTTTGATCTCTTCTAAGAAACCAAATCTCATGAATAAAACCAAAATATCCTAAATCTTTTAATCCTCTTATAAACTGATCAACAGAGTAGATATCAGATGGAGTTTTATAGCCATTATAATTTAAGCGTTTAATGTATTTTTTCGTATCGTTATCTAGTTGATAGTATTTCATGGTAAACCTAATCCTTTACCTGCTGTAACTTTATAAAGATTATAAAAATTAAGATGATCTGTTGTAGAGAAGTCATTTTCAAAAACTGAGTGGAAAGATATTGTACCATTTGCAACTGTTCCAAAAGATCCACCAATTTGATAAGATTTCCCTCCGCTTGCGTTTGTAGGACGCGGTAAAATAGAACCAAAGGCAGTTTGAGTTGAACTAAGGCTACCATTTCTATAATTTCTAGAATTATTAGAAGCTTGATTAATGGTTGTGTTACCATTTAACTGAAAAATTCCATGAGAGAATGTGGTTGCGCTAGTTAAAGTCTGTCCTCGCATTTGATTCAAAACGTCAACACCAACAGCTGCCCTAAACCATCCGCCATTATTTTGATCATTTGTTTGACTGCTGTAAGCATTTCCGTACATCCAATAGTAGTTGCTACTCCAAGAAGTATTATAGCAATTAAAAACGCAAAAACTTGTTACAGGATATCTTGCTAATAAATCTGCACCATTAGGTATCCAAATTGATGGAGCTGAAAAACCAGCAGTAACAGAAGTTCTTATGCCATTTGCCGTCCAAGTAGGCGATCCATCAGAAGTTATAATTGCATCATAATACGAAGATTTAAATGCGTAAAGCTTTGTGAAAACACCAGCATTTTGAAGACTTCTTGTAAACCATAAATCAATTAATCCACTATATAAATTCAAATCCTTTAATCCAACAACAAAATCATTCACAGAATAAATATCTGCTGGTGTTTTTATGCCATCTGCGGCCATTCTTTTTAAATATTGTTTTACATCTCTATCTAATTTATAGTATTTCATGGTAAGGTAAGTCCTCTTCCAACAGTAGATTTAAACAAATTATAAAAGATTGTATTATCTATTTCGCTATCAAAAAGAAATTCAGCAGTGTGAGTACCATGAAAGCCAACACCAAAATTTCCTCCAGAAGCTTGAACCGTAGTAGAATTAAACCATCTTCCACCAAAGATTATTCTATCATAAAATAAAGGAGTTTGTGGAGCTGGACTCGTTACAGTCGCTGTTGATCCAGAATTAATATTAATTGAATGTCTACCTGGCTGCCATAATCCTCTAAGCATACGAGTATAAGTAGAAGTTCTATTAAGGGTAGCACTATCTGCTATGGTCCAAGAATTACCATTATTGCCATTTGAATATATTGTATATTGTCCGTTTACATAACTAGTAGAACTTAACGCTAAGTGATGTGGAAATCCATTCGTAAAATTTGGCATAGGAGCAAAACTTCTTCCTACAGAAAAAGCGCAAATTGTATTTACCGTATTAGACTGTAACCTAACATCAATATATCTACTAAAAGCTACGTCGCATTCTATACCATCAGATTGCCAAACTCCGCCATTTATTATTGTTCCATTATATTTTTTAAAACCATAAATTGTTGTGCCTCTGCCAGCATTTTGATTTGAACGAAGAAACCAAGCATCAATAAGACTATAGTACATATTATAGGCTTTTAAACCTTTAATAAAATCACTAACAGCTTCAATATCAGAAGGTATTGGATTGCCGCCATCTATTATTCTTTTAGCGTAATTTTTAGTATCAATATCAAGATCGTAGAATCTCATGGCAAATTTAAACCCTTTCCGATTGTGCTTTTAATTATGTTATAAACTGTGGTTACATCTGTTGATGAAAGATAATCAGTAAAGATGAGGCAATGAGAAAAAGTACCTTGATATCCACCAACAGATCTACCAAAAGTTAATGTAGAATTCGGTGTATTGTTTGGTAATTGTTCGTATCCTTGGCCTGTATCCCCTGCTGATGCTGCGCCATTAGTTGCTATTGATGTAGTATTGCGATATCCTATAGTTCTTCTACCTACTCCACCAGTTGAGCTCCAAACATTAAATCCCGTTGTGGTATTATCAAATGTTGCTGAATATGATCCAGTAGCAATAGATCCATATCTATATTCACCACTGAGTCCAAAACCTCCTCTTGGATTAATCCAAAGAAAAATATACTGTGGGCTTTGAATATAAGCAACTAACATATTTCCATCTCCTCCAGATGTTGGACAAGTTCCAACACAAAATGCACTTATGCTTTTTTGGGCAACAAGTTTTTTCCAATTTTCTGTAGCATTACATATAATATAATCATCAACTCCATCAAATACTATACCTGCTGGACTCCATGTTGGACCGCTTATCATTGTAGCACGATTATTGTAGTCTTTTAAAGGTATAACGCTTGTACCAGTTCCAATATTTTGAGTTGATCTCATTAGCCAGCCTTCAGCAAAAGAACCCCAAAGATTATTTTGCTTTAATCTTCTTATAAAATCACTAACACTACCTATATCAGACGGAATACGTCCACCAGCTTTTACGATATTGTTCGCATAAGCTTTTGCATCAACATCAATATCATAGTATCTTTTATACATTTTCCAATGTTACTCCTTCTGGTGGAAGGAAATCTTCTGGAACAATACATATAAACCACCAGCCAATTACTGGTCTAAGGTCTTCAGCAAAAGGATCTTCTGGCTCTGGACCATCTTTAATTGGCATTGGCATAATAGTATAACCAAATTCTGCTGGTCTTGTACGAGTATGACCACTATCGTCCCAATGAAGAAACTTAACTGCTTTTAAAATTTCATCTAATTCTTCTGAAATAGTTGGTGAATTAATAATGACTTTTTTCTCTATCATACAAGCTCCCAGCTAATATATTTGATATTTGTATTTGGATAAGCTGCAACACTTACTGGACCATTATACTTTGGAGTAAAATCAAAAAATGAGCCACCATTATTATCAAATTCAGTATTACCACCTTTTAATATTATATTAAAACTACTACCAGTTATTACATTGGTTATGCCAAAACTTGCGCCAGTTGTTACTGTTGCGCCTGCACCAAATTTAAGATAAATATTACCTGTGCCATAATTTGTAATTCCCCAAGCAAGTCGGCTATTATTACCACTAATAATTGTGCCTATGCCAGTTTGAATAGAATAATTACTAGCATAACCACCAACAGCTGGAAATGCTGTGACGCTATCAATATCTTTATCAAGATCCGCTTGAAGTGTTATTGCTCCTCCACCCTGAGAATCAAAATTTAAAATAGCATCAGCATTTCGTCCATATTGAGGGAAAAATCCAGAAGCAATATCTACCGCTCTACCACCAATAGCTTGAAAATCTTCTCTTACTGGTGCTGAATATATTCCGGTGCTTGTACCAGATCCTGTTACATATCCAATTAAATATCCGCTAGCAAGATCTACTCTTTCGCTAGAAACATCATAAAATATTTGAAGCCTATCATTATTAGACATGCTAGTTGTATTAAAACCAAGAAGAAATCCGCTGGTAGAATTAACTGCGCCAGTAGCAGCTGTATCAGCAAAATTATATATTATTTGACCTCTACTGACATTTGTTATTAACAATAGATTATCTAATGTAACTGGATTAGATGGATTATATTCTGTAAAATTAACAAGTCTTTGACTTGCTAAAAATTGATATCCTGTTATAAGTTTTTTCATTTTATTGTCCTTTATATTATAATGCTATACCATATGCAATGGCTAAACTTTTTGTAGCATAATTGCTCAAATCTACTCCTGTTAATATTGGATTACCACTAGCAGCAATACCATTAATTGCGTTAATAGGAGAATTAAATATTAATTGTCCATATATATTTGGTTGAGCAAAATATATGCCACTAATAAAGTCTAAAGTTAAAGTAAAGGCTCCGGAAGATGAATGACTTCTAAACTGTCCATCGCTAATTATTCCAGCGCCAGTATGAGAAAATTGAATATTACTTTGTCTTCCTCCTATTGCGAAAGAGCGTTCAGCGAGAATAGAGTTTCCAAATCCACCAATTGTTGATGAATAATCTCCACGAACTATATTGTTTTGTCCTCCTGCAATAGAACTATTATTACCAGAAAGAAAATTAGAAGCTCCGCCACCAATATTTGAAGAATCTCCACGACATATACTATTAACAGATCCACCAGCAATAAAACTATAATTTGAATTACTAATTGTATTAGTTTGTCCTCCTATTGTCGCAGAATAGATTGATGAAATTACCGTATTAGATTGTCCTCCTAAAATAACCGAAGCTATTCCACTAGCGACATTAGATGTTCCACCTACAACAATATTAAAATTCGAACACGCGCAATTACTTGCTCCTCCACCAACAAATGAATTCTGTCCAATAGCTCTATTATTATTGCCAACAACAACCGCAGAATAGTCATTTTGTGCTTGATTATTTTGTCCTCCTAAAACTGCAGAATAATTACCAGAAGCTATATTAGATGTTCCACCGCCAATAGTTGCAAAATATCCATTACTTCCTCCATTATTATTAAATCCACCTAATATAACCATATGACAAGCAGTTAATGGCGCACAATTGCTAAATCCTCCTCCAATAAATGAAAAATTACTAAATGATTTATTTAAAAATCCTCCAACAGTAACTGAATAACATCCTGTGGCACAATTACTTTGTCCACCGCCAGCGAAAGAATATTGTGATATTGTGCAATTACTTGATCCACCGCCGACGAATGCATAGAGTCCAGCTGAACAATTACTGGTTCCGCCCCCAATAAATGAACCAATTTCTGTTGCACGATTATTAGTACCCCCAGCAACAGAGGTAAATCTTGCAGATGCACAATTACCAAATCCTCCTACAGTAGACGCATAAACTTGTGAGGCACGATTGCATTCTCCTCCGCCAATAAACGAAGCACAATCTGTCGCGCAATTGCTTAGTCCTCCTCCAACAAATGAATCTTGCGCTGTAATACAATTACCAAATCCTCCGCCAATAAATGTATTACGCGCTGTTGTACAATTATTTTGTCCTCCACCGATAAACGAATTAATAGCAGAAGCGCTATTATTACATCCTCCTACTGAAGCAGAATAGTCTCCAAATGCACGATTGCTTTGTCCTCCGCCAATAAATACATAATTTCCAGAACTAATATTATTTTCTCCACCTGCAATATTTGAGAAATTATTAAGAACTAAATTGTCTACTCCACCTCCAATATTTGAAGTATTTCCAATTGCCTTATTACGACATCCTCCTACAACACTAGAATAACATCCACTTACAATATTACATTGTCCTCCACCAATAGTTGAACTATATATTAAAACACAGTTATAGCTCCCTCCAGCAATAGTTGTCCAATCTCCATTTGTAGTATTATTTTGACCACCGCCAATGAATGAATAATTTCCAGAGGCAGTATTTCCATAACCACCTCCAATCGCGGTCCAATTACAAAACATAAAATTATTTTCACCAAAAAATCCAGTTTTAGCAGTTAATCTATCTACAAAAGTTTTATTTCCAGCAATAGTTTGATTACCTGTAATAAATACAACTTCGCCACTTAAAGTATTTATTTCGGCTTGACTAGCCCAAGAACCATCTGGTATACCTGTTAATACAGAATTTCCAGAAATATAAATATTTCCACCAGATACATAAATATCACTGTCAATTAAATTTATATTTGTACCAGAGAATTGAAATTCACTAATATTACTAAGATCTACAGAATTAAATATGCCAGTGCCTTCTACTAATATATTTCCCTTGAAAGTCTTATTGCCAGATATAATTTGATCACCCGTATTATAAACTAAGTTAGGGGCTGTAACTTCATGTGAAAAAATTCCACTTCTGCCTACTAGAGTTTTAGCCTTAAATATATTTGCCATATCCTTATTCTTTTTATTAGCTTGCGCTAAGTTGTCGCTTTTTATGGCGAACTAAAGAATCGAATAGAATTACACTTAATAATATTATTGAGTACTAGCAAATGTATGAATCTTAGCGCCAGCTTCTAATACATTGTCAGAAAGAATGCCTGTGTAACCATCTGTACCTATAGATCTAATGCTAAGATTGTACATAACATCTCCTGGTACTTCTAGCGTTGCTTGAATCTTTGGTGTTGTAGCGAATGGAACAGGATATATAATAGCGTATGCATCAAGATCTGTTGGAGATAATGATGTCTCAAAAACTTGTTGAGTAGATTTTTTAACAAACTCTGCATTTGCCCAACCACTATAAGCGATATTATAATTTGAAAGAGCCGATCCAGTATTAAATAAGTTAGTTTGTGTAGCAAAAGTATCGTAATATATTGTACCACTTTGATTTAAACGACTAGAAAGACTATCTGTTATAGCTTGAAAATAACCACTATTTCCTACTATCTTAATTTCCCCTAAGCCAGGATTAACATCTATTGTTATACCATCGCTACCAGTAATATATAGATCACCTTGTAAATTATTTAACTTACTAACGTCTGCATTTGAAGTATTAATTAGATCTCTTAAAAATCCACTAATTCCTGTTAATTCACTGTAATATGCAAGTCCACTATTACCAAAACCAAGACGTAGAGTAGAGCTTCCATCATAAACAACTCCTCCAACAGGAGTTAAATTATATCCACTAAGACGAATATGTTTGAATGCACTAATCATAAATTTATATCTTTAATAGTATTACACGTAATCCTTATTTTTTAACTTGAATATTCAAAGAATACCCATTATTAATTAATCTATCACTGAAATTAATATTAAATCCATTGTTTGTTGCACTTGCTATAGAGAAATTATATATAAAATCATCTACTGTATTTTGAAGTATACAAACAATAGATTTTGGAATAGATGCTAAAGAGTACGGAAATGGAATATAATATACATCAGATCCAGCAGTTAAAGTAGTTTTATATCCAAGAATATTTTCATTCTCAAAATATCCACTAACATTATTAATTTGAGACAATAGATATTGATTTGATCCAGAGATTAATATTGTATTAGAAGGAATATTTGGTATTACAGTAACTCCATCTGTTCCCGTTAAAATTCCGCTTCCGGTTATGCTATTCAAAGAGAATGCTGGTCCTGGCGCTCCAGTTGGCCCCTGCTCTCCTCCTCTTAGAGTATAGATAACAAGATTAGAAGCATTTGGTAATGTATAAAAAGTGTTTAAGCCAAAAGTTTTTTGTGCTCTTAATCTAAATATATCTCCAATGTTTGCATTTAGAACCACAGATGATGAAACGCTTGATTTTGTTGTAGAATCTAATATCGAATCGAAAGCCTGAGAGTTAGATATCTCATTGAATGTTATTCCGTTATCTATACTTTTCTCTAAGTAAGTTCTAAAAGTAGAATAGTAACCACCATAAGCAGAAGCAGAAGCTTCATATGTAAATAAATACTGGTCATTTGCGTTAATTTGTATTTCACTATTTGGCAATAACGTAAAGACTGATGGGCTAGAATTTACTGCAACGTAATCTAAATTAATTGTTACTGGAGATGATCCAAAATTTGTATTACCAATACTATCATAAACATAAATTCTATCTGAAGCTGTACCAGGATCACCTTTTGGACCTTGAGGACCAACTGCGCCAGATGGACCTATCGCTCCACTAGGACCCGTGGCACCAGATGGGCCTTGAACTCCACTTGGTCCAGCTAAACCACTTATCTGTCCACTTAAAAGTAAAGGGATTCCACTTACAGTTGGAATTTCAAAAAAGTTTTTTTGACCAGAGATGTTTTGATTTCCTGTTACATATACTATAGTATTTGGTAAAAATAAAGGTATGATTTCGCCACTTAAAATAAAACCTGTTCCATTTACATTAGGTCTTTGAGAAAAAGTTTTTATTCCACCTATTGTTTGATCACCAAATAGCAATACTGAATTGCCACTTAGTATATTAATTTTATTATCTAAGTTAGATCCTGTAATATATAAGTTTGAATTTAAAACATTTATTTGACCTTGAAGATTAGATCCAGTAGTAAAAAGATTAGATGCAACATTGTTTATATTACTAGCAAGTGTGCTACCAGTAACATATAGATTTGTTGTTAAATTTTGTATCTGATTGCTTAAAGTAGATCCAGATAAATATAAATTATTATTTAAGTTATTGAGATTAGTGACAGTATATCCGCTTAATGAATCTATCTTATTATTTAAAATTGATCCAGTTATGTTAAGATTATTTATTGTTGCAAATGTATTATTAGCATAACCACTAAGACTAATTATCTGATCTTGGACATATCCAGTATATGCATTAAATCCAGTTATAGAAATATATCTAGCGTCTAGTTCTCCAGTATTTATTACTCCAGTAGGTCCTGTTGCGCCAGTAGGCCCTATTGGACCAATTGGGCCTTGTGGACCAGTAGCACCGCTAGGACCAACTTCGCCAGATGGACCAATTGGACCAGCTGGCCCTTGAGGACCAGGTATATGTACATTTGCGATTCCTTCAAATGTAGGAGAAATTACTTCTGTTGTAATTTCGTTAGGAAATCTTATATTTAAATTAAGATCAGACATCTTTATAATTACACTATTAACTATAGATAAAAATTAATTAAAATGCTGCAATTTGATCACCTACAGATTGAATTGTGGCTGTGTTTTTAAGTCTTTCACCTATAGTTCCAGATCCTGTGATATTAATTCTCATATAATCCCAGACATCTTGAGGTCTTAAAATAGCAGTACCAACACCAGAATCTACAGGAACTCCATAAGCTACGCTATTTTGATTTGGCACAATCATTGTACCAGATAGATTACCCGCACTATATACTATACCGCTTCTAACATGTATCCCAGATGGCATAAGACCAGAAGCATTAGGATCAACAAGCGTTTTTACTGATAATAGACCACTAGTATAGAAAGTAGCAGAATTTATATTTTTATTAATAAATAATACATGATTTTGAAGAGGAAATGCGCCTCTTGCGCCAAGTTCTATCTCTTCGACATATGTCAAAGATCCTTGAGCGTTTGAACTTAACCCATAAGCAATCTGTGTTACTGATGATCCTGCTCCGTAGTCATTACCTTTTGCTCTTTTAACAATAATTGTACCCGTACTTTCATTAAATGCTCCATGAGCGCTAGAACCTGTTCCTGCAGTAGAAGTACCATTTACTATTATGATACCAGTAGAATTTTGTCTAACTCCCATAGCATTAGTATTTGTACCGCCAGTAACATTTCCATTTATTGTAATGTTGGAATTAGATGTAGATGATATACCAGAACTATTGTTCCCGCTTCCTGCAAATACATTTCCATTGATAGTTATAAGATTTGCTGCGCTTGGGTTCATGCCAACAGCATTTGTAGCTGTACCGCCATATATATTACCATTAACAGTAATTTGACCATTTCCAGTATTTGAAATCCCTATACCATTTCTTGCGTAGACATCTCCGTTAACTATAAGATGTCCGGGGGTATTGTGTCCACTATAAATTCCTCTGCCATTTATGTTTGATGTGCTTCCATAAATTGTTCCAGTGACTGTGCATGTCCCAATTCCACCATAGGTTAATCCACCCGTATTTGTTCCCGTCCCGCCCACTATATCTCCAAGGATGGTTACCGAAAATGCGGAAACTTGAACCGCTGTAACTAATCCAGCTGTACAAGTACCCGTAATACTTACAGACGAACCCGCAACAGTTACTGTCGTGGAGTTAATACCACTTGAGGTAGTGCCACTTGTAATATTTCCTACCACAGTTAGCGGAATTGTAGAACTTGAGTTATAGGCGTGGTTATTATTACCTACGGTTCCTCCCACTAAATTACAATTAATATTTATAAAAGAATTGGTTAAGGCAGATCCGGTAGGGGAATACCCAACATTGATACCAGTGCAAGAACCAGAACTTGAAGATCCTCCTGTAATTGGACCAGTATTTACTGTTAATTGAGTGGGCTGGTTGTCAGAGTTAAAAATACTAATACCGTGAGCATTTGTGCTCGCTGTTCCACCAGTTACGCTTCCATTTATTGTGACATATCCTCCCCAGATATAAAGAGCAACGCCAAGGCTTTGACTTCCTCCAAGTAAATTACCATTTATGGTGACATTCGGAATATTTCCAGAAGAATGCGTAACATAAATAGTATTAACAGTTGCAGTTGTTGCACTACCAGTTACATTCCCAGTAATTACTCTAGTTCCTGTACCAGTAATAGTTAATACAGCACTACTTCCAGCAATAAAACCATTTGTTGCTGTTACATTATAAGAACTACCACTAGGAATTGAAAATCCACCTCCAGCAACAGCTGCCCCTCCAGCAGTTGTACGTAAACTTAAAACCGTAACATCTTGATCAATCGTAACAGTTCTATTATTTGCATGTACATCATCAGCAGAAGTAGGAAGAGTTCCTCCATCCCAAGTCGCAGTATTACTCCAATTTCCATTTGCTACAGCATAACGTGTTGCCATAATTATGCTCCATTTAATGCAGCAAATTGATCTCCAATAGATGAATTTGTTGCAGAATATTTTAATCTTTGTCCAATGCTACCAGATATATTTAAATTATTTCTAGAATAACCCCATACATCTTCTGCTGTTAAGATTGCTGTTCCAATTCCGCTATCAACTGCTACGCCTTGGCGAACTGTGTTAACTGGAGGTATTATACAAGTGCCAATAAAATTTCCAGAATTGTAACTAATTCCATTTCGCACATCATAAACATTTGGGAAATATCCTGTATTGCTTGCGTAATCAATAAGTGTTTTTTGTGAAAGACCACTAACAGTAATTACTGCTAGATTTCCTGTGAGTGAAGTTAGTCGAATCTGACCTTGGACAGGGCTCATTCCTCTTGAACCAAATTCAATCTCTTCTACATTAACAATTGCTGCTTGATTATTAACATATATTCCCATGGCTGCTGCAAGCCCAACCGATCCAACGCCATAACCATTTCCTTTTGCTCTTTTAACATTTGCTGTGCCACCTGCTCTTATTTCTAAACCAGCAGCGAGTGAAACAGAACCTCCTTCGCATGTTCCAATAATTGTTAGAACTCCAGTTCCATCATGACGAGATCCAATAGAATTATTTCCTGTTGTCCCTCCATAGCTATTTCCTATAAGTGTAGCGGAATTATTATTAGCAAGATATAAACCCGATCCATTAACATTAGTTCCCCCATAAATATTTCCAGTTATTATAACATTTGATGTTGAGTTTGCTGATAAATTAATTGCTGCGGCAGATGATGCTCCGCCATAAGCATTTCCAGTTATATATACAGTAGGAGAGATACCATTACTAAAATTAATCGCCTGAGTTTGACTCGTGTTAGAAGCAAAGCAATTTGCTACTATATAATAAGTTCCACCCCCATTGATAAGCAAAGCTGCAATATTAAACCCACTGCCTCCAGTAGAACCTCGTAAATTACCTCCATAAAAGTAAAAAGTTTCGCCTACGCCTGCGGCAGCGACTATACCATTTCCACCTGTAGTGTTGCTTGCGTATACATCTGTAGCATATACAATCGCAGATCTACCACTTGCTCCACTTCCAGTAGTAATACTCAAGCAACTTGATGTTCCTGCCTCAATTGAAGTAGCAGTTACTGTTATTGGAGTGACTGCGCATGCAAAGGTAAATCCACCTCCTGCAGTCGCGCCATTTTCTGCTCTTGTGCTTAATTTTGCAACATTAATGTTTACATCAATTGTTACAGTTCTATTATTTGCATATGCATTATCGCCAACAGTTGGAACTACTCCACCTATCCAAGTTGCGGTACTACTCCAGTTTCCGTTTGCTGCGGCAAGTATATTAGCCATTTTTAGCCTTTATCATTAATATAATTTTGAATTACAGTTCTAATTTCTTCAATTAATTGAAGATCTCTAGAATCAGAATTTGTTGGAACAATAACTTTTGATCCTACTGTCTCATCAGAGGTTATTTGATTATCATTTATTGTCCTTTTCCCATATCTTAATGAGATTACTGTCCCATTTTCGTCTACGGGACTCAAAGCAATAAATACATCAACCTCTTGATTATTATAATTTACCTTCATATTTTCTCCTTTAACCTTTAAGCATATGGAGCAAGATATCTTCCTGTCCAACTATAATTAGTTACACTTTGATTAAAAGCAACAAGACCTGCGGAGTCTATGCTTAATCTAGTAATATCCCAAACGCTTGCGCTCTCAAGCGAATTTTCTGGTGCTGTTCCACAATAGGAATAATCATAAGGACTACCAGTAACAAAATCATGACGCTTCTCTAAAACTCCTCCACCTCCTGCTGCTTCGCCACTAAGAAGAACTCCAGTACCATTTACAGTTGGTCTACTATAAAAATTTTTAATACCAGATATATTTTGATCTCCTGTTATTTGAACTGTGGAACTTAAATCAACATTTGCTGCTTCGCCACTTAATAATACTCCTGTTCCATTTACGGTTGGACGATCATTAAATTGACCACTTGTTTTGGTAACATAATTAGAAAGATCTACTCCAGTGATAAATCCACTAGAATATAAATTATTAATTTGAGTTTGTAATTGACTACCAGTTGAATTTAAATTGATTATTGTAGCATATTTATTATCAACAAAACCACTATAATTAGTAATATCTTGAACTGCTGCAATATCATTTAATGTGGAAAGATCTGATCCTCGGCTAGATATACCAAATTTAAATTTATCAGTATGATCAAAACCAATTATTGGCCCTAGATCATTTACTCCAGTAAGACCAGCGCCTGTAACAAAGAAGATTCCACCATCAACTGCACCACCTGTTAAATTTAATAATAAATATGGACTCTGTACGAAATTATTTTGAGTTGTAGTAATAAATTCAGTTCCTGTTACATAAAGATCGTGAATATAAACAGTATTTCTAAAATTTTTTGTACCATCTATAGTTTGATTACCATAAACTAAAACTGAACTACCACTTAATAAATTTATATTATTTTGTAAAGAACTATTTGTAGAAGCTAGACTATCCGATAATATCGAACCTGTCAAAGCTAGATTTGTAATAGTTGCATAAGTAGAATTTGCAACAGATGAAGTAACATAAGAACTAAGATCTACGCCCGTAATAAATCCGCTTGGGTTATTAATAGAATAATATCTTAAGTCTAATTCGCCAGTATTTACAATACCACTTCCAGCTTCGCCTTGAGGACCCTGCGGACCTGTAGCTCCACTTGGTCCTGGGGCGCCACTAGGTCCAATAGACCCAGCCGGACCTTGTGGACCAGCAAGATAAATATCGCTTATTGGTTGAGAACTTTCTATAGTTTCTATTGTAGCTACAAAATTTTCTGGAAGATTAACATTAGCATTAACTTCAGAATATGGAGAATTAATATCTAAAGATTCTTGTCCTGGTAGTTTTAAATCAATTTCTATCTCTGCCATAAAATAACCTTAGAACATGGTTACTTCTGGACTTACTATAAATTTACCTCTTAACAATTTAATACTATTTCCTGTTGGTACTCCGTATGGATATCTTTCTATGTCATATACAAATGTTCCAACTGGAACACTTGCCATTGTATAAGAATCTACATTTATATTAATAATACCAGAAGGATAATATGATCCATTAATTCCAGAATAAATCGTTGGATTAAGATTAACTAGAATTTGCTGATCACCAGTATATCCATATGCATATTTTACTACTCCTCTAACATCATAACCGCTAAGATTAATAGGATTACTAAGTTGATCTTTTATCTTTAGAGTAATTTGAAGATTATCGCCTTGAATTGTGCTTATATTATATGAGCTTGCCATATAATAAATTACACAGTAATTAAAAAATAATTAAAAAGAATTAATAGAAGAATGGAATATAAATCTTACCATAAACTGGATCGTAAGATGATACTATGCCGCTTCTTGTGCCTAAACTAATTTTAATTCCGGTGTTGACTATAGCATTAGTTAAGTCCTCTGGATTTCTACCAGTATAACCCATATATCCTGTAGCAACCCATCCAGTTTGTGGCGTTATTGTACTAGAAACATCATTATTAATATAATATAATCCACTAGAATATTTATCTATAATTAACCATGCTGGATTAAATTGAGGATTAGAATGATTTCCATAGATTACCGCAACTTCATCGTGAGACGAATAGGCTACAGCTCCAAAATTATTAAAATAATTTGAAGTATAAGAAGTTGAACTATTAATCTTTTGCGCTGGGAAAAACCCTGTAAAACTAGAAGAATATACAAATGATGGAGCAGGATTGTATCCTGTGACTGTATTAGCTCCAGTTCTTATCCAACTTGATACTGGGAAGACTCCAGTATTGGTACTTTTATTATAGAATAATACTCCAAGGCTATTCTTTGGGGATATAATCCAGCTACCAGTTATTGGCTCAATATCTCTACTAAATAGAGCTTCAAAATTTCGATTGCTTGCTTGATAGTAATAATCACCATAAATACTATGTAAACCGTTATAATATAAAGCTGGTTGTTTTCTAAAGAATCCCGTGAAATTATATGCATTTGGATCACTCGTATTTAATCCGCTAAATCCGCCATAGTATCTATCTTCTTTTCCAGAATAAGCAAAAGCTTGTAATTCTATTTGTGCTGCTAGATTAGTATAAGATGGATCATTTATAGTATATGATGTAAATATTCCGCTATTACTTAAACCATTAGAAGAATCTAAATAATTACCCAAGTCTGAAGCGATAGTAATATTTTCATTATTAAATTTTGCTCTATTTGGGGAACTTAATTTTATTTCAGCTGGTGAAATTTCAATTTTAGAATCAACTGAAGCGATATTAACCGAAGCCACTTTAAAGTCGCCAGTAAATTCATGAGATATACCAATAAGTATAGAATTATAATCGCCACTCCTTACAATATTATTATTACCAATTATATAATTTTGAAATCCAGAAACAGAATTATTTTGTCCAAAGATATAAGAACTATCTGATCTTTCTGCATAATTCCCCTGTCCAACTACATAAGAATCTTGATTGTTTAATATTTGATTATTGTTTCCAAATGTATAAACAGAATAATTTAAACTTGTTTGATTATCATTACCAACTAAGAAATTATTATTTCCTCCGCTTCCAGGAATTCCATTGTAGTTTCCTAATATAGCGTAACCAGTTACTCCTGTTAATCCTGCTCCAGTTATACCAGTTAATTCTACTCTATATAATAGATCTAAGATCTCTGAATTTAATGTATTATTAGAACCATAAACTGTACTATTATCTGTGCCGCTAAAGTCATTATTGCTTCCAAATATAGTTGCAGAGCTATCGTTTAGTTGAGTAGAATTCGAATCTCCATATACATTATGAGTATTTCCAAAAATTGAATTTAATTCACCAAAAATATTTGTACCTATGCCACGAGAAGTATTGCTATTACCGAATATTATGTTTCCATCTGATAGTTCATTATTATTACCAAGACCAACATTTAAGGTTCCAGATGTAAATGTATAGATATTTTGATTTCCAAAGTTTGTATTCTCCAGAGAATTTGTATAGCTATTTAGATCTCCAAAATTAACTAAATCAGATGAACCAGAGATATAATTTTCACTTCCAAAGTTCTCTAAATTTAAAGAATCTAAAAATGTATTAGTATCTCCTACTGAAAAATTATTTTGAATTTTTGAAATTGTATTTGCAGATCCTACTAAAATAATATTTATACCACTATTAATTATATTTGATTGACCAAATATTAATACTTGGTCTGCTAAATTAGTAGAATTTCCATTTCCTATATTAATAGAATCTAATTCTCCACTTCCGACATTTGATGCTCCTATTAAGAAAGATCTTTGATTATTAGAAGATGTATTAAAATAACCTAAATTATAACTATTTAGTGAATTAAGAAAAGTATTTGCATAGCCAAAATTATAATTACCAAGATAACCGCCTGTTGCTAGTTCTAAATTGGTTATTGTATTATTATTTAAGATTCCAATATTGGCACTAAAATTTGATCCACTTCCTGTAGTATTACTAGCACCGATATTGATCGGAGCCATATCTAAAGATCCATTAATTTTTATTGGTCTTGAGAAATAGAAACCACTAAAATTTGCTGTTTCAGCAAATGATACGTAACCAGTTGGTGTTGTTATGAAACTAAGAGCTGCAATACTCTCTGGTAATTCTATAAAACGTCCAGAAGCTTTATTAAATGCTTGTAGATATATATTACCAGTAGGTATCATTATACTTTAATTACACTTTTTTTTAAAAAAAGTGTTTTTATATAAGAATTATTTACCTTCGGATAAAACGTCTTTAGATTTCTTGTCTAAGTTTACAGAATTGTCTAGATTTTTTGGAACATTAAATGTTGAAATGAACTTCTTAAATTCTGCAACGAGTCTTTTAGTTAGCATGTCTCTATTATCAATTGGAACTAAACCAATTTTATTTGCATGAGCTTGAAGATCGCTCTTGTTCATTTCATTGATGAAATTTGTATATTCTTCGATATTAGTAGTATTATATCTGCTTGATCCATTATCTCCCCATATTTGGTCTAGGGTCTTATATTGTACATTCTCTAATTTTCCGTGAGTTTGAGAGAGTTCTTCTATTTTTCTTTTTCTTGGCATATGTATCTCCTTAATTATATTATAAGAAATATCAATAAAATGTCTAAAGTATTTATAAAATAAAAGACCCAGTAGGGATTAACCTACTGGGCCTTTAAATTTAATCTAATTATTAATTAGACTATTAGACCAACGATTGCGCGAGCATCGATACAAACGCGACCTTCTTCGAGAGAACCGTAGAAACCAGTCTTCTCAGAACGGGCAACGAATTGATCATCAGGAAGAACAGTGAATGTTCCACCGGATTCAGCTTGGCGAGCGATTGGGCGAATAAATGCTTCCTTGCTAAGATCGAGACCGATAGCAAGTTCTTTTGTAACACTATCAAAAGCTTGTGAACCTTTGAATGCGTTGAAAAGAGCACTGTACTTTTGACCTACGCCTAGTTCAACCAATTCATGGATGGTAACACCATAAAGTGATTCTGTACCAGCACCACGATAGATTTCCTCGCGGACGTTATCTGGAAGATTTGTTCCAGTACCGGCGGAAACTGTGAATGGTTGGTAAGCGAAAGCGCGGATGTCAGCTTTGATCTCTGGACTTACGAATAGATCGGTTAATCCATATGAATCAGCGGTTGTGCCACCAGCATAAGAGGTATTAATTCTTTTTACTAGTGTCATTAGGCTGTTAAGATCGGCGAGTTGGAATGTGCCACCGGTAGCAGCTGTGGTAATATGACCACCAGCTACGCCGTTGTTTGTGCCAACTGCTGCAGTACGAGCTTCGGCAAGAGCTTTTAGAACTACTGCCCAAGCATTACGCTCTTGTTTTACAAGAACTTCATTGCTCATTCTCTCAACTGCTTTACTTACTACGTCGAGACGACCACGACGAGCATAGCGTTTTAGGAAGCTTACAGCACTATCTAGACGATAGGTGGAAACTTTCAATTCGCTGAAGCCTTCTACTGTTGAAGAAGGAAGACCGCCTGCTACATTTTGACTCCAAACTGTAACATAGTCTTGACCTTGATCGAACCATAGATCGAGAGGAAGACTTGGATTATCATCTTCATCATATGGTGCGTCAGAGTAGATTGCACTGGCTGTACCAGCTTGCATTAGAACCTTACTTACGACTGGTCCAATGAAAGCGGCAAAAGCCTCAGAAGCTTCACGAGCTACTGCAACATCTCTGCTGCCCATAGCTTTTACAAGCTCAACTTGTTCTGGGGTATTTTTTAGTTTGATTTTCATTTTCTATATAATCTCCTTAAATTAGAAGTTGAGTTTGATTAGAGCAACGCCATTTACTGGTTTGCTAAGTAGTCTGCCAACTAGATTGCTTGGTGTTGCACCATTAGCTGTACTATTGACTGTACTTAGTTCACCTGCATTTAGGTTACTTAGATAAACTCCAGCACCAACATTGGCGCTAGCAGAAATTTCAGTACCACTATAGACAACGATGCCTTTAGTTAGAACTGGAACGCCTTGACCACTAACTACTACGTTTTTCTCAGCGGCTTTACGTGGGTTGAAAACTAGTTTCTCGCCATTTTCGTCTAGCTCTTGAGTGCTTAGTAGAGTGATACCAAGGGCAGCGTCACCAGATGATGCTGCAGTTACTTTTGCTGTTAAAGCATAACGGTCGGAAACTGTGTTTGCAAAACCAGCGCCAACAAGACCAGCTAAATCAACTGGTACTGCTCCTAGGAAGCCTGTGCCTCCTGGAGTTGTGGAGGCTACTACTGGTTGAAAACCGTTTCCTTCAACTTTTACTACTGTACCTGCGGTAGCAATAACGCCATTAGCGTCTTGCGCACCGTTATAGGCAAATAGGTTGACTACATCATGTTCGCTGTAGTCTCTGAATGGTCTTAGTGTATGTGCCATATTATTTCTCCTTATTTATTAGTTAATATCAAATCCTTCAAAACCGAAAGCTTTACTATACTTTTCGCGTAGTGAAACTTCAGCGGTTGTTGTTGAATTTGGGATTGAAGTCTTTTCAACGTTTGCGTTGTCTAGAACTTCATCTACAACTTCGGTTGCAGATTGTTCAGAAGATGTCGAGGCTTTTACTTCCTCTTTTACTTCAGAAGCTTTTGCTTTTTTCATGTCTTCTTCCATCATGTCCATTTTAGCTTTTTTAGCAGCTTTATTCTTATCTTTCATTAGGACTGCCATTTTCTTTTTGTATGCGGCAAATGCTTCTTCGTCTAAATCTTTAATATCAGTTGCAAGAATTTGACGATCTTCATCAGATAGATCGAATTCTTCATCAAAAGAAGCCATTCTTAGATTGAATGCTTCTTCTTTAGCTTTAGCAACTTTCTCTTCTTCGAGTTTAGCAAGAGCAGCCTTGAGTTTTTCAAGCTCTTCTTTTACTTTTTCACTCTCTGTGGAAAGTGCTTCATATTTTTCTTGTGCAGCTTTAATAGCAACATCTTTCTCATTCTTCTCGGCTACGAAAACCTCGGAGGCTTTCTTTAGCTCTTCTTGAATGAAATCTGTTACGCTAGAAGCTGTGACTTGCTTTAATAGCTCGTCAGTAATTTGATTGATATTTTCTATTTTCATAATTATTCTGTTTATAACTCCTTCTTGATTTACAGTATTTTCTGTATTTTGTGAAATGTTATTTTCACTATTATTAGAGGATTCAGATTCTTCTTCTTTAGGTTTAAATTGAATAATGGCCACTTTATCATCATCTTTTACAGCTACACCCTGTACGTCTGCAGCTGGATTAGAGGTTAATCCTATACCTAAAGGAATAACATCTCCTACTACTTGACGATAAATATAGGTATTATTGTTAATTTTACCTGTTCCTCCAAAAGCTTTAAGATTTTTACTTAATCGGTCTTTTTCTTCCTCATCTGTAACAAACTTAGCGTCTTCTAAATTCTTATTATTATTATCTAATAAAACAAGGTCATATTCACTAAAACCTAGTTCCCAAGAGGCACTTACTTTCATGTAATTCTCGCTAGAAGGATCGTTGCTTTCTTCAATTAGATTTGCAAGTTGAGGATTAATAATTTTCCACATTACTCCTCCAAGAGTAATATAAAATGGCTCTTTCATAGATTTAACATCTAATTCTGCTAGAGATTCATTTGTACCGAATTTACTAAAATTAGCAGTTAAAATACATCCAATTACTCTAGAACGATCATGTTCAATATTAATTGGTTTATTAATAAAATTCTTTACCATTTCGGCTGCGGTGGCTGAATTTATAACATCTCCGTTCTTATTTACCCTGTTAACAACACAAGCATCAAATGCGATAGGAAGTAGATCTATATTTTTAGATGTATCAACGTCTGGCAAGAATTTTTTTAAATTAGTCATTGAAGCAAGAGATAGATATTTATCTTTCTCTTCGCTAACTACTGGCTTAATATGAAGATTAGCAAAAGTTGTATTATATTTAAATTCCATAATTAAACCTCAAATGTAAAAACAAAACCTTCATCTTCGTCATCAAGATAAAGTTCGTCAGCACTAAGAAAATCAAAATCATTTAAATCATAATTTTTGATATCTTCGTCTGCTTGATTAAAATCATCATCATTTGGTTCAAAATTAGCTTCAATTGTATAATCATTAGATGAAGCTCTAGCAATATCACTATCAGCTTTACGATAGGCATCTTTAACTGGTTTACCACTTACCATTCTAAGGAACATATTTACTCTGGCCATAGCCCATTGACCACGGGTTTTTCCTGGTCTATGAGAGGAGGAAAAAGCGCCAGCACCACGGCGATACACTTTCTTTAATTGGCCTAGTGTTACCTTCTTTTTATATTTAGAATTATGCTCTTTTACTTTATTCTTTAGAGCTTCGATTACTTTTTTAGAGAAATCTATAGCTTTATCACTTTTTATTCCAGCACTCCCTGGTTTATTACGACTAGAACCTTTGCGGCGTTCTGATGGTTTAGCTGGTGTCTGAGCTGAAGATTTTGGACCACGCCTTTTGGCTTTAACAAATTCAAAGCCATATTGTTCTGAATTATAATTCATATATTTAACAATATTACACTTTAATTTAATTAATTTAAATTATTTTTTCTTTAATTCTTCTGTAGCATCGGCAGCAGAACCCATTGTGGCGGTATCTGGATATTTTGTGGGTAACTCTCTACTATTATAATTTGAATCTGAACAAGAAGCTAACGCAAATAGTAATATTAATATAATATATTTCACTATGAATATTACACTTATTAATTTTTGAATTTTTCTGAAATAATTTTATCAGTTTTTTCTATATTATCTTTAGGATTAACTACTACACTAGCTAATGCTTCTTCTATTATTTTGGCTTCTGCATCACGACGACGACTCATCCCTTTTTCTATGCTACCACCTATCCATATTCTTTTCATTTTTCTTACTTGTTCTGCAATTTGAAATAATATTTTCTCATCAAAATCTGAGTTTTTTGCCATAATATCACGGATAGATTTCATCTCGCGGCGGCGATCTCCTTCGAGCGCGGCTCCTCTATTAAATACAAGACTAACTAAACCTCCTTTAGCATCTTCTGGAAGTTTATCAAAATTTGGAAATGTAGCGCGCGTTAGATCATAAAACTTTTTTACGGTCTTATTCATAAATACCTTTACTGATAATTCCCAAGGGATAGTTATATCTTTTAGTCTACGTGCAAGCTCTTTTGCTTGATAACCTTTTACTCCAACAACGCGATATAATCTATCAAAAGTTTCTTTAGGTAAATCTTTCCAATCATTAGAAAATTCAGTTTTATTTACATATCCAGTATCATAGCCCACGCCAATTGTTACTCCACTTTGTTCTCCTGGCCAAGTTGGATTTTTTAAAAATTTATTGTAATAATTTTCACCACCACCGACTTCAAAATCAAAAATGAGTTTAAGAGATTTATCGTTTAACATTTATTAATTATTTATTTTATCTATTGTCTTATCTATGATATTATCCGCTGGGACTTTTTCTTTTAGCCAACTATTCATTACCCCGAAATATACAAGATGCTCATTGTCAATTAAAAAAAGATCATTTCCATAACGGTCTTTATATGGTTTTATACCTGCATCTTCCACTAGTTCAATAGCTTTTTCTTTCTTAAATTTTACTTTGTACATCTTAATTAAATTATTATATCTTTCTCTAGCTTGTGAAGTAATAACTGCTCCATTATCAATAAGAGCTACCAAACCACCATTATCTTTATTATAATTAGATGGTGTAGAAGCATCATATGATGCAGTATTATCCTGTATTTTATCTGGTGTTATTGTTGCGCATCCAACAATAAAAAAATTAAGAACCAATATGCTTGCGAATTTCTTCAACATTTTTCTCCTTAACGGCTTCTTCTATTTTGCTTTGATGATCAACTTCTTTTTGAGCTTGGTGACGCTCTTTCATTTCTTTAGTGTTCTTTGCGCCAAAAACATTATTAATTGCTTCAAATATCCCACCTACAAGTCTTACTAATGCTCCAACAAATTCTGTCACATTAGTCTACGTATTCTTCTGTAGCGTCTTTACAACCTGCGGCGATTGCATTAAGAACTTTTACAGCAAGAGCGGCGTCTCCATTTAGTTTAGCAAATTGTGAAGCGTAAATATCTTTTAGAGCAACAACATATTTTGCCCAATGAGTTTTTTCTGCTGGAAGATAGTCCATAAGAGCTTTTTGTAATTGATCTGGTGTTGGAGTTTGACCAATTGTAAGAGTCTGAACAATAGTTGCGACATTATTAATCATCTTAGCCTTCTCGACGCGATCTTCTGGTGATAAAGCTTGCTCAAGAACGACTGTGCAGGCAAGAATAACTGCTGGTTTAATATAAGGAAGAGCATTTTCTACTGCAGTTGTTCCACCAATTTGGTTATCTCCACCGGTATTTGTAGTAGAGCAACCAATCATAAAAATACCCATAAGGGCAACTGCAATTAAGTTTAATTTATTCATATATTTTCTCCATGTCCTATTTCTTTCTTTACTCTTTTTTTTGCTTCTTTTGTTTGAGCAATTTTGCCACCTGTTACTGCGGCATCTTTTACTGTAAGAGCAAAAACTATGCCACTAACAACGGCGATAAGTTTAGAAAATCCAACAATGTATTCTTCAATTTTATCTGGCAAAAATGCCACAAGAGAGTTATCTCCATGAATTGCAAATGCCGTGGCTACAGCTACAACTGTAATTATTCCAGAAGAACTAGAACGCCAATTTGGACCAAATAATTTAAATAGCATATGTTTCATAATATATTACACTATTATTATACATATTAATTTTTAAAATATCAATACTTTCTTCTGATTATTTAAGATTCCATATAGGATATTTCCACTCGCGAATATTCCTCTTCTGCCAAAATCTGGGTCAAGATCAAAATTAAAACTCAACGTCGCTGTTTTATTACTTCCTATAGAAGAATCGTAATTTATGTTATTAAATTTACATCCGCTAAAGATAAATTTTGTTGGAGATATTCCATTATTATTACAATTTTTATTGAAATTTACAACAACATTGTAATCGCTGTTCTGATTTAGAGTATCTAAAAATGATCCAGATAAAGTTTCTTGAACTACGAGACTCATGTTTAATGTTCCATTTAATGGAAACTCTATTTTTCTTAAAAGTGGTAATTTATAATTTACTGACCTATAAGGTTTTCTATTAAAGTTTATGTTGAAGTTTATGCTTTGTATAGCGTCATTGTAGAACTCTAGTCCATTATTATTTGTGTAGAATGAAACGTCTGCATCGTTAGGGATAAGGATATTTTGACCACTAATATTCGATTGTTGGTATTGAAGACTTTTTGGTATAATAATTGTTTCATTTTGGATTTGATTAATTCCAGATCTTAAATCTAAAGTGCTATATCTTATACCTGATCCACTTGAGTAATAAATTATATTATCTGCAGTATAGCTCTGGTTAACTATAGGAATATTACCTACAGAAACATCAAAAGAATATTCGTTTAAGTATGCATTCTGAAAATGTAAAATTCCATAGTTATTACTGTTAGGGTCTATAATATCACTTACATTAGTTGGATTTACAATATTATTTGTAAATAATGAATTATTATTAAATAAATCGTTATCATTTTTATTAGTTATTAGATAAAAATCTCTTTTATTTAAAATTTGATTGTTAGAAGATAGACCGGAAAACATTGGTAAATAATTTCCAGAGAAATTATTAACATTAAAATTTAATCTATTTTCATTCGTTACTCCATCTGGAATATAAGAGAAATTAAATGTAACCTCTGGAGCTAGTCCTTGTCCACGAAAAATATTTTGTTTTTGACCAAAGCCTTGAGCGTCTAATTGATTTTTTTGTATTGAATAATTAAAATTTTGGACTTTTTCTATTCTTTTTAATATCCTGCTGTTAGATAAAAAATAGTCTTTGCCAGCAGATTGTTCTCCAGAATATGGAGCAACAAACAAACCTTCTACATTATAGATTATTCTATTTCTTGGCATTATCCTTAATCCTTATAAAGAATTACACTTTTAATTACTATCTTTTATAGTTTCGCCGCGCCATTGTTCTATGGTAATATTTGGGTTAATATCTAACATATAGGGCTCTTGAGCCACCCTCATGGCTATTGATTCTTGTACCATTTTATTACTTTTAGTTTTTAAAAGATGAGTATATTTTTTAAATGATTTATCTCCAGAATCATTCATATCATTTAATAATGTATTTATTTTTAAATTATAATATTTATCATTAAATAAACTTAAATTTAATTGTTCAAGAGAGCATGAATTTGCTAAGATTGCATCTCCATATAAAGAATGATAATAATCCGACTCAAATAAAATTTTATATTTTTCATTTTTAATCATATCAAGGGCGAAGCTTGAGTATTCATATATAAATTTAGTATTCTGCCCACCAAAAATTCCAACATTATAAATGGGAATTTGTTTTTTACTATTTATTAGATCCTGCCAAGCCTCTGGTATAAAACCTAAACCCATAACTTTTAAAAAATTAAGATCATATTGTCTATTAAATTTTTGATGACTATAATTTTCATACAGATCAAAATCTAATGATTGTGCAAAAACTTCACTACTTAATAGCTCTTCTGGTAATCGTTCCCATAATAAAACATCTGAGTCTAGATGCAAAAAAGGACCATTTTTTGCAATTTTATAATATGCATATATCTTACCGAGACTCCAAACCTTACCACTATTAATATCTTTTAAATCATTTAAATACAAAGCAACCGATTCAAATGGTAAATCTTTTAATAATTCAGCTCCTTTTGTATCTGTTATAAGATGAATTTTTTTATAATGTTTTTTTGCTAAAGCTAAAGATAGTTTCCAAAAATTTATATTTAATTGATCTGCGCGAAAACCTTGAGTCCAAAAAGACATATATACATTCATAATATATTATATGAATATTTTGTTATTTTTAAAAATTAAAATTTTATGTAAAATTTGAGGTTGCTTGGACTGGATTATATCTATATATAACTGTAGCACTATTTACTCCACCTGGACCAAATGCTGAATTATAAATTTCTAATTTAATATATAAATTTTGATCAACATAAGGCGTAGTATATGAATATGTTAGATCCGTAGTAGACGTAGAAGACGTTGTAACATTCGTGTATGTTATTCCATCTGTAGAATATGATATTCTTTTTGTATTGACTAAACTTGATACTCCCCAAACTCTTATACTAATATCTGCGTTTGTATTTTGAGTAGTTGTAGATAGTACATAATACGTAAATAAAGCTGATCCCGCGCCAATTCCACCAGCGCATCCGCATCCACATCCTTGTAACCATTGGTTTTGTTGATTTAGAGTCGTAGCTATAGTTGTATCTACTGTTGGTGCATAATTAATTGTTAGTACGCCAGAAGAGCTTCCAGCTGAATTTGTAGCGGTAATAGTATGATTTATAGTTTGATTTATGCCAATGCCACCAACAAATCCAGTAATTATTCCATTTGTTGGATTTAATACTAACCTACCAGTTAAAGCAGGATATACGCTATAAGTTAAAGCGTTTTGATTTAAATTTGGTGAATTTTTATATTTATCAAACAAAGGTCTAACTACTACTTTATTAGAAAGCTGGAGATAATTCTCTTCATAAGCATATACAATTGATGGAATATATTTTGAATCATCATTTTCATCTTGAGCAAATACACTTTGTGTTCCAGAGTATGAAGTGACATAAAAATCAAATGGACCAGGTTTTGCTGTCGAAGGGGTCCACTCAGAGAAAGCTGTTCTGACCCAATTATTATCTCTATTACAATAATACATGTAATTATCGTCTAAAGCAAATTGACCTTTTATACCACTAGCGTTTGGAGATGTTGGAGCATTTGTAGATCTTAAAATTAATGATCCTTCAATATTTAAATTATCAGAAATATATACTCCACTTTCAAAATTTAATAATAAAGTTTGTGGACCACGAGATGTTATATTTTTATGATTGACTTGTTGAGAAATAACCGCTGAATGCTGATCGCCTTGTTTAATACTTACTGCAGTACCACCAATGACGTAACTGTAAGGAGCGTTAATACATGCATTTGCTCCAATAATAAAACTTTTATTTGCATTATTACAAATTCTTGCAGAATCTCCACCCAAAATAAAACTTAAATTAGAATTAATACAAGAATAATTTGATACAATCAAATGTGACCAACCCGTAGCAAGAACATCTGCTTTTTGTGAATTAGAAGCATTAATTATATTATTTGCACCACCTAAAATAGATGAATAACAGTTTCCGCTATAAATTGTGTTTGAATATCCTCCAATAATATAACTATAACATGCATTTGCTCCTTTAGTTCCACAAGCTAAATTTAAAACGCCATATGAAAGATTTACTTCTTCTCCGCCAATAACATGTTGTGCGCCACCTAATATAATTGATTGACTAGAATTTTTAGCGATTCTATTATTAATACCGCCAATTATTCCATTACTTACGCTACATGTAGTAATAATATTATCTGTACCACCAATAATAAATGAATTACTTGTTCCAGTTTGAATACAATTAAAAGTTCCGTTAATAACAACGTTATATCTTCCGCCAACTTCATTGTCTAATCCTCCAAGGATAACGGAGGCTTGTTGATAAGCACAATTTCTTGATCCACCTAAAACTATATTGTAATCTCCATAAGCTCTATTGCAAGTCCCTCCTATAATTGAAGAAGCTACGCCTGATCCAGCACCAACTCCATCTCTTATTCCTACTGGAGTATATGGATAGTTACTTCGATCTTCTCGTAAACAATTATTAATTCCACCTAAAATTATACTATTATATTGACATTCTGCATTTACAATAGGTGCAGAAGCGGTAAGCATTCTATTATTTCTACCTAAAATTACTGTTTGATTATCAAATACAGATAAACAACTCTTTTCTCTTGGTAAAAATGCTCTTAGCTGAGAGCCAAATCCAGTATAAGGTAATGTAATATTATATTCAGACATATTATACCAATCCTTCTATTTGATAAAGAGGTATGGCTCTCCATAAACCCTCTGACCCATTTCCACTTACGCATAAATAAAAATTTGTATTGTCCCAACTTAATTGTCCACTATAACCAGGAAAAGAAGAAGCATTTGGTATAGAATTAGCGCCAATTCTAATACCTTTATTTAAATTTGGTATAGAATCATTTCCAGATATCCTTACGTATCTAGCGTCTAATTGCCCAGAATTAGTAAGCTGTGAAGTAAATATTTGTAATCCATTAAATGTGCGCATTTAATAATATTACACAAAATATATAAAAAATATTAAATATAAATTACCATTCAGCAAGAGCTGTTCTTCGCCATCTTATACCATCATGAGAATAAATATAATTAGAATCTGTAGTAATTTGACCAGATACTCCAAATGATGCAGAAGAAGATGGTATATATGAATTTTCTAATATTATTTTATTTTTAATAAAAGTGCCACTAGCAAAGTCAAGAGTCAATGTATTTGATCCAGCAGAAGTGTGATCTCTATCTTGACTATCGCTTAAAAGCACGGCTCCACTATGATCTACTTGTATCGTAGATCTTGTTCCAGCTAAGATTGATCCATAATTTGAAAAGATTTTATTTTGCGTCCCATTTAATATAACTCCAAATGAACCAGTTACAAAATTATTTCTACCATTTATGATCGTAGAGTGCGTGCCAGATAAATAACTACAAAAACCATTTATAATTGAATTAAAACAGGTATTTGCGCCCCAAATATGATTCCTCTGACCATTTAAAATGGTAGAAGCTCTTGCTCTATTATCAATCACAGACCCTCTAGATGTACCAATTAAATTATTTCCACCTTCACTTATTCCGCCTATTCCTATTCCTTGGACAGTTCCAGATGCTATCACATTTACTTGACCACCAAGAATTGCAGAGTAAAAAGTTCTACCTATTATCGAATTACATTGTCCACCGACAATTATTGATTGATTAGCTGATGGATCACTAGGGCTAGTATTGCATATCAAATTATCATATCCTCCTAGGACAGCGCCGCCAAGAACTCCGCTTATTCTATTTCTACATCCGCCACCTATTGTCGAATAGGTAGATGCTGTTCCTCCATATACATTATTAAAAATTCCTCCACCAATAAATGATCCTTGAGAATAAATATTATTAAATATGCCTCCACCGATCACATTCCAATTTCCAGAAGCACAATGATTATATCCCCCAAGTATAACTGTGGAAGTAGGAAGACCAAATGTTTGCGAATCTATAATGCAAGAATCTAAACCAAAATTAGCTGTGCCTTGGCCTCCAACTTGAAAATCTACCTCCGAAGCAGGTATTTCAGATTTTCTTCCGTCCTCGTCAATTCTTATAAGATATAATTGATTTAAAATATTTGACATATAATTATGTTACTTTTGTCCAATTTACATATACAGGAATTGCATACCAATTTCCTTCTGATCCATTTCCACTTGAGCAGATATACATAAATTGATTGTCCCATGCTATCTGACCACTATAACCTGGAGAGTATACGCCTGTGGGCGCTGATCCTGGGCCAAGGCGAATTCCACCGTTTAGATTTATCTCAGAATCATTCCCTGTTATTCTAACATATCTTAAATCTAATTGACCAGAATTAGTAAGTTGTTCGGTAAATATCTGTAGGCCATTAAACGTGCGCATATAAAGATTTACACTTTATATATTAATTCTTACTATGATATAATAGACTTGCTAAATAATTTGTGACTTGATGCTCTGAAGCTATTTCTTGAATTTGATTTATTTGATCTTGATTTTTATCAAAAGGCTTTTCAATATACTCTTCTATCTTAGACTTCCAATTTTCTGGAGATTCGTTAGCGATAATAATCTCTGATATCTTTTCTGCATCTTCTTTCTGCTGGTTGCTTAGTTTCTTAACATTAAATTTCTTTCTTACGGCAGATTTAACCTCTTCTTCAAGATCTTGACTTGCAAGAATGTTTTCTTTAATTTTAGTTACTGAGAAATTAGAGCTTGCGCCAATTGGTGCTATGTTTTTAGTAGATTGTGGTATACCAGTAGAACCACTTGGTCTACCAGCTTGACCTGCTCCACCACCAATAATTGGTTGATAAAGGCCTTGATCTTTAAGTTGTTTAAATTTAATTTGAGAGTCAACTGATTCTTGAACTGTTGGAAGTCTACCACTATCAATAGCTTGTAAACCTTCTTCTGGAGTAAGAACTCCAAGTTCAATAAGTCGGTTAAATATACGTGAGTATTGAACATCATCTTTAAGATTCATCTCTTCGAAGGATGGAGTTGGGAAATTTTTAAATCCAAGATCTTTACTCATTCTACGTATTTCTGGGATTAAGAATTCATTCAAAAAAACTTCACGAGCTTGTTTTAATCTCTCGACAAATACTTGAACTTTAATACTTTGATTAGCGAACTTTTCACTACCAATAAGCACATTATTGAGTCCAATTTGAATATCTCTATCAACAACTTCATATTTTTGTGGACCGATTAAATTACCAATATCTGGAATGACAAATTGTGCTTTTGTTGTATAATCAGCTATGAGAACTCTACCTACGCTTTGATTTTCAAAAAGAGCTTGCATCGCTTGTAAGTTCTTTTGATTAACCCCACCTTTATCTGGATCTGTTCCCATTGTAACAAGAAGAACTGCTTGCTGCATTGTTCTTGTAACTGCCATATCCATTTTTTTCATTTCTAGTTTCCAATTTATATCGTCTAATACTGGAAAACCCATTGGAATAGAAAGTGGTTCGTAATCTTGTTTTTTATAAAATACAGCTGCTAATCTTTTTCCATCAAGAGGAAGAAGGATATAAGAGATTCCTTTATTTCTAACTTGTTCCTTAATCTCTGGTGGTAGCGATTCGTAAACTTCTTTATCTTCTTCTGTTTTAGGATCTCTAAGTCTTTCTAGTTCGTAATCACTAAGAAGTTTATAATACATATTAAATGAATAATTTACTGTGCCACCAACATAAACATCTGCTGGATTAATAATTGTATATCTGGCTGGCAATTTAACACTACCATCTTGAGCAATTGATTTTAGCTTTGATCCAAATGTTTGGGTAACTCTAAGAAGTTGTTCTGGATTTAATGATGTATCAAATCTATATGTAAAAACATTTCCGCTACGATAGTATTCACGGAAGAATTGATCTTGAAAACTTGCAAGATTAATCTTCTTAAAGTATGCTTCAAAAAATTCTCTAGCTTTTTGACTGCCACCACTTAAATATATTGGGCTGCTAGAAAATTCAGTCATTAAATCAATTGTATTTCTGAAAATAGCAACATTATAATATGCTTTTTGACATAGGATGATGGCATCTCTAACATCTAGAGTTGAAAGATTTTTTACATAAGTTGAATACCTAAAAGGAATTAATCCTGTATCAATATTAGTAAATCTATTAGTTCTTTCTATCGTAGAAGCTGCATTTCTACGAACTCCTGTAGCCGCAGCTCTTGCTTCTGACATTTTAATCTTTGGTTTATTAACATCGCTACCATATACCATTAATGGTGTAGCTTCAGATATTGGAACTGCAAAAGAGGCTTTGACTTCTTCTATTTTCTTGGGTTTTTTGCTCATTTAACGTAAATATTACACTTATTTTATCATTATTGGCGTAAAAGTGTTCGATATCTCCTCTTTTGGTGCGTTTATTATATCATTATAACACTTGAGACCCCAATTTGCTAATAAAAGTGCAGAATAATTATCTTTTCTAGCTTTATTTGCTGATGAGCTTCTTTTTAGATGTTGAGGTAAATCAAAAGACTGAGTACCTCTAGCTGTAGAGGAATGCTCTATAAGAGTGCATTGTTTTTTCGTCTGATAGATAAAATCATCTTGATTCTCTATAAAATCTAAAGTTGACCAATCTTTCTTTTCTTCTGTTTTCATGAGATCTATGGGTATGTTTTGATTAAATTGACTTTCAAAAAAGCTATCATTTCCACATGTCTTACTAGCAAACCATATCTTTTTATAATCAATAGATGCCTGCAGATGCTCGTTAGACTTTCTTATGAAACTACTAGTAAATACCTGATTAAAAGCAATTTTCTTTGCTTCTAGATTATAAGAATTTCTAGCCCTTCTTATCTCTTGATCATAATCCAAACCTTCTAGATCAGAATTAAATTCAAAAGAATTTATTTTAAAATTATTATTTTTAAATAATTCGGATTCATTACAAGCAGAAAGAAATATATCAGCACCAGCATTATCCAATATCATAAATACAATATTAAAATTAGTCATTACATAATATAAATATTGTACATGATTTTTCAGATTACCTAAACCAGCATAGGTATGGACTAATGTTCCACTTTTTGTTTCTTCATCAACTTCAATTATAGCCATTGCAAAATAATCCGCGTTTGGACTATCACTCATATTAGGATCGATCCCTAAAATATACTTTTTATTAGATAAACCCTTCATAAGGGTGTGAGGGGCTTGCCCATTAGGTATTGTACATTCTTCCATTTTCTTAGCGCTAAAATAACTATCGCTGCCATCTATAAATCTAGCACAATATTCTCGAAGAAAGCTACTATGACTTGATCCGCCAGCTTGAGCTTCTTCAATAATTGTTTTATCAATCATTTCTTCTGGAAGAGCCTCATAACTCAGCTGAGAAACAAAGTATGTAGCTTCATTTTCTTCTTTTGAATAGATTTTTTCTATCCACTCATTGTAAGTTTTATAAAGATTTTCGAAAGTATAGCTCGCAGATGAAAGAGCTATCATTTTACTATTATTTGGAAATACCATTCTATCTTCTTCTCTCATCACTCCTTCTTTGATAAGATTATCTTCAATCTCTCTTATTTCCATGCGCTCTTTCATGTTTTGAGGAGCAACCAAGAATGGCATTAGAACTGTTTTAACTATATCTTCTGATAGCAAGAGGAACTCATCAAGCACAAGTACATTTGCGCGAAAACCTCGAATTTTTTCGCCGCTTAATGGAATTGCAACGATACTTCCTCCATTTATTTGCCATTCATATTGATCATTTCTTTTGCTTTTCGCACCAAAAGCTTGTTTTAACAGTTCTCCACCTTTGCTATCTACAATTTTTTCTAAATTATTAAATATAAATCTAGCTGTTCTAAACGTAGGGCCAGCAATTAAAATCTTAGTATTTGGTTCAAATATGCATTGAAGAAAGCAAAATACTGAAGCCATAAATGACTTACCGCATCCTCTACCAAAGACACACATATTAAAATTTCTATTAAGTAAACCTTTTAAATGTATTTCTTGGTACGGAGCTAACTTAATACCACTAATTAATTCAGTAGTAAATCCTAAATTAGCTCTTAAAAACTTGGCTAGTGTAATTTTCGCCTCTTTATCATTAAGTATTCCTTTCAATTGAGAAAGCTCAAAGTTAACATCTGGATAATTCTTTTTATATTTATCTGGGCAATATATCATAAAATTTTCATATCATAAGCTAGTTGAAGATCTATTTTCTTATAAAAGCATCTACTAGCAAAGATTGCCTCAATTATCCTGGTCATTTCTTTTCTGCCATCAACAAAAAGAAATTGAAGATTATTATAGTTTTGTAAAAGCTCTCTTACATTGTGAAATATATATTCTGGCGTGGCCTTGATTTTTCTGCTTATATGAGGAAGGTACTGAAAGCTTAAAGCGTTAGCTAAAGTTTCTTCTACCATGACTATAATATAAGAATTATTCTTAAGAGCTTTTTCTATCTCATTCTTAAAACGATCATAGTTCTTAACGCTAAGGGTACTAATAAAATCGCTTAGGCTTTTTCTTTCGATGAAACATCCGCAATTATCGTTTGAACAAGCATAATCACCAAAATTTAATGTTTTAATCTCAAATGGAATATCAAATTTTAGCCAGCTTTGTTCTCTTGTATCTACAAAAATCATATCTTTTTGTGTTAATTTATTTTTAAAATTATCTCCTATTAATTTTGGATGGATATATTTATTTTCTAACCCAATTAATGAGCAAACATCATAATAATCCTTAAATATCTTATTATAAAATATAATAGATGGAGCCATTATAGTCCTCAATTCTACCTGAGTTGGAGAATAGATTAATTGTTTAGTCTTTTTTCTTTTAATTAATAGATCTTTGCAATATTCTTGAGCTTTTTCTATTGGTTGTTGTTTTAGCCATTTCTTCATGTTATTTTTATCATTAAAATCACTATTAAAATATTGTTCTTTTGTTTTAAAATTAATCAATTCATGTGTTAGGAGATCTCTACGCTCATAGTAAGTTTGATAATACTTTACTTTATTAAGACCATATCCCTTTAATGCGAAATGAAGACTTTTTTCGTCTTTAAATTCTTTGCCATCGATTTTACATATAACGCTCATCCATTTAAAATATCTTCTTCCGATATCCCTAAAATTTTTGATTTTAATTCGTCCATAGTACCAAGTCTTTCTATTTCTTTTTTGAGAACAGATTTTCTTAGTTCTGCCATCTTTATCAATTTTTGCCTAGATTCTTCCTGCTTCCACATTTCAACTAGATTTAATATACTAGCATTTTCTTTTACTTGTTTACTTAATCTTTCGCTTCTCTTTACTTTCAAATCATTAAGAAGTCTTTGTTGACGATTTACGCAATCATTATATTCTTTTCTCGCGGTATTGCTTGCTTCTACTAAAGCCATTGGAATTTTACCATCTTCTTGAATAGCTAAATCAATTTGATTTTGTAAAACATTGATTGTCTGTTGGATATTTGATGATATTACGACTTCTGTAGACAGAACAATATATTGATCAACTTCTTCTTGAGTAAGATCGCTTTTATCGTGAGTATATCTTACAAAACTACTTTCAAAAAGCTCTCGGTCTCTTTCATCGTCATAAAGATTAATTTGATGCCCAAATCTAAAGGTATTCATATAACCAATTAATGAATTAATCTCTTTCTTCTGTTTAGGAGTAATCTTTTCTTTATCTACGCCATCAAGAATATATCTATTAATTTTAGCTATCATTCTTTCTTCGCTCTTTGGCGCGCGATATTCTTCAGATGAAGCATTTTGGTTAGTCGTATCAGAATATTTAACATTTGATGGAACATTTTTCATGTATTCTAATACGCTTCTTGTTTCTTGCGATAAGTTTGTTAAAGATTCATTCTTAAATAAAATCTTGGATATTTCTAGCCCAGTCATTGTAGAGCAATTATTACTTATGTATTCTTTTTGTTCGTCATTAAGTTCTATTAATCCTTTAGCCTGATATTCGTGACTTTTCCTTGGCTTTATTTGTCTAGAAGCAAGAAAATTCTTGACCGCCTTACCTTCTTTGCTCCTTCCATCGAGATCATCTCTACCAAAAGCTAATTTAACAAGCTCAACTAAGGAAGGAGGATTATCTGGCCTATTATTCCATTCTTCTAATAGTTTTAATTGTTGTTCTTGAGTTAGTTCTGGTAAATTTTCACTCATATTAATAGATGTCTATATCTCCATTGTATAAATGTTTTTTAACTTTAATCATTATTGCTTTCTTTAAATTTTTAACTTGTTTATATCCTATTTTACGATTTTTTTCGCTAGTTTTATATCCCATTAATTTGGCTGATTCTTCTTCTGATTTATGCTCTATATAATGAAGATAATAGAATTTCCATTCTATTGGTTTAAGAATTTGATACATCTTTTTATGTATATTTTCTGCAGCTTTGTCAATATCTATCTCATCTTCAATAATATTATGAACCTCTTGAGTATGATTCTCTAATGTAACTGGCAATTTTATATCATGCGCTGACTTTTTGCTTTTTTCCCATTTAGCATATAATGGACATTTATTGCATTGGCTTTTATATATAGTACAGCCATCATCATTCTCTGCTGCTGCGCATTTTAGACATGGTCTGGAATAATTTCCATAATTATTTCTAATAAGGTTTTTAATTTGATTGCTTACTATTCTATTGATCCACGGCGCTAAAGGTTTTTCGGGATCATACATTTTCCATTTTTTATATATATGTATTCTTAATATCTGCGCTACATCATTAAAATCCATCCAAGCTAGAGTTGTTAAACTCCACTTATGTTTTCTCTTATTAATTTCTTGATTAATCTCTAAGATTTTACTCTCAAAAGTTATTCTTCGAGATCTCATTATCTCTTACTTTTTCTTAAAGAACCTGCCTCTTTTGCAAAATCTTCTAAAATTTGTTTTTTTGAAGTTTTTTTGCCTTTTGTTTTTGTTTTATTCCTTTTTACATTTTCTCCTGTTCCCATTAAATCTTTAAGTTTAACCCCTCTATTTGAATTTTCTGCAGCTGTCTCAACTTGAATCTTAGATATTTGGGGAACATTTCTAATTGTCTTTTCGTTATCATCGTAAGACTCTTGATCATCTTCAATATCTACTTCTGGAGCATATGTCTTTTTCGCAATTGTTGGTTTTTGTAGCTGAACTTTTTGAACAACTGGTTGAGAAACTTGGTTATTCTTTTCAAAAGGATTACCACAATTAGTACAAAATATTGGTTTTTTTAAACTATATTCTGTAGGTGCGCCACAATCTAAACAATATCTTTTCATTTAATATTATTATATACTAAATGAATAATTTAATCTAATTTTAAATTAGGATAGATTATGTTCTTTTTTGGTAGATTCTGGAATAGCAGCTACAAATTCTGGACCCTTATTTTTTGCTTTTTGATATAATTTTTTAATAAAAGCATCATAAGTCATTTTTCCGTTCATTCTACCATAATTACTAATAGCATCTCTTACGTCCTGTGGGCTAACTATTGGAAAACTGCGAGTTTCTGGAAATAGAAAATCACTATCTTTTAGTTCACTTCTTTTTTGACCTTTATAGGTTTTTTGATATGCTTCTGTATCACAAATATCTACTTCCATAGCTTTAACTTTTTGTTTCTTGCCTTTTCTGAAAGTAGTTAAACAAACCGCAACTCTTTGATCTTGACTTGTAAATTCTTCTTTAATTGCTGGCATACAGCGACCCATATAGTCGCTTTCTTTTTCTTTTTTCTTGACTTTTGGTATAGGCATATATAAGTATATACACGTAAAATAATTTAAAATGGAAACTGTGTCATTTTGTCAATATTATAAATATTAACATCAACCTCAATTCTTTACTCTCAGTGTAATAATATATACTATGAATGAAAAATGCGAACATGAATATGTAGATGAGAATGGTAATGTTAAAAAATGCGGAAATAAACCAACGACTAAAGCATCTGATGACAAATATATTTGTTTTGATCACCTTGAAGAGCATTTAAATAATGACTTTAAATTAAATTAATGACTATTAGTTCAATATTAATCTGTGCCGCAGTTTTACTTTATATACTTTATTTAAAAGAAAGAATTAAATAAAAAATCAGCTTTTAAAATCTATTATTTGACTCTTGTTATTCATATGCATTTATATTTTAAATTAATTTAAATATTATAAACCTAAATTATATTGATATTTCAAATACTTTATTTTATTGTGAATCTCTTCTCTTTGTTTGTTTTTTGCTCCCCAGAGATGGCAAAAGCCAAGGTGTTCAGCTTTGTCTCCAAAATCTTCCCAGCCATTGAGCATATATTTCACTTCTACATCATGTATATTTGCTAATAAACTCATGTAATATTGTTCTACTATACAAGCAGGTATGAAATTTTTATTAAAGAAAGAGTTCTTAAGAAATTCTTGATTATCTTTATCTATAGCTAATTTTAAAGCTTCCTCTGCGTAAAATTTAATAAATTCTATATTATATCCACCAAAAATAGACATATTTGCTCCATAATGAATCTTATGTTTTTCTAGATAAAATGGATTAGGTATTCTTTTTGTAAAATCTTCAACTTCATAAAAATCATAAGCATCTTCTTCTGAATGCTGAACGATTAAATCATTTAATATAATATCGTCTGGTAGTTCTTTAAATAAAAAAACATCATTATCTATATGAATAAAAGGCTCGTTTTTTTCTGCTATTAACTTATATGAGTAAATCTTTCCTAAAGACCATACAATTCTTAAATCTTTTGGTAATATCTCTAGTGAAGTATCAATTGATGAAAATGATTTTATCTTGCTTAATTTTTCTTTTCCTTTCAGATCTGTAATTAAATGTACTTCGCCATAAATATTCTTGAGTAAAAATGCTGAAAGATGATACATATCAAAAACTAAAGGGTCATTATCTTCGTAGTAGCCATAGTTCCAAAAAGATAAATAAGGTTTCATAAACTATATTTTATATTTTGATTTACTAATCCTAAATCTTCTATTAAATTTTGTTCTTTATTTGCTTCGTAAAAAATATCCATATTTCGATAATTTTTATCATGAATACTTGTATATTTTTTTATTTTTAGATTTGGAGAAAAATTCGTAGGATATTTTGGTTTATAATTATTTACATCTTTTTTTTCCAGATTTTTTTTCCATTTCTCCTTAGATTGAAGACGATAATGGTTAAGTCTGAACAGACATTCATTTGGATCTACAAAAAAGGGATTAAATTCTTTATAATCTGATTCATGCCAATGAACATTAAATTTTTTAATTTTTTCTATCTTTGAAAGAATTTTAGTTTGAGCATATTTATCTTTAAACTTAATGTATTTATCATCTATTAGTTGTCTTTTAGTAAAAGATTTTACTATACCTTCTGGTTGTTTTATGTGTCCGTTGCTACCAAAAAGAATCATTGGAATTTTATAATAAAATACATTTTCTTCTTCCATGAGATTTAACAAATTTTTAAAATTTATATCTTTTGGTGACCAAACATATTCATCAATGTCGCAGATCAGCAACCAATCTGTTTCTTTTTTTAGCGCAGAAAAGAAATGATTATAAATTTTTTCTTGTCTTCCATATTCATACTTAAATTCGTTAGAAATATTAAATAATGTTATATACTTTTTTTGTATATATGGCTCTATGATTTCTTTAAAATTGTCATTACTATTATCATTTATAAGATAAAAATGATCTACATTACGATTAATATAGTGGTCTAACCATTCTTTCAAATATGGTGCTTCATTATAAAAAATTGCTCCTACTGATAATTTTTGCATTTATATAATATCTCCTGCAATTTCTCCATGCCAATTTATTTTTTTATTTATTTTTATAAAATTTTCTTGCGCTAGTTCTAATTGAAATTTATCTTTTATAATTTTTAGAACGCCAATCTGATCATTAAATAAGTCCTCATATCGGACAATATAAGATTTGTCTGGATTTATATCTGTAAAGCTTTTATAAGAATTTACTCTATCATTATAAAATTCATCTATACTTTTATAAATTTCTGGTCCATGCGGAGTATTAAATATAAAACAATCTTTTTGATCTGACCATTCCCAAGGCATCTCAAAAGATCCTTTATGTTTATTTAAATATGCTTTTTTCCAATTTTCTTTTTCTCTTACGCAAAATAAAAATAAAAATTCTTCTTTTGTTATTTCAGATATTTTATTATAATTTTCTATTGAATGAGGCTTTCCATGCTTCCATCCAAGGTAGTCATTGAAATCTTTCTTTAAGCATATAGAGATTTTAAAATTTAAAGGCACTAGTATTTGAGTAAGATTTGTGCCAGATCTTGGAAGACCAAATATTTTTATTTTTTTCATAAATTTAATTTTTTTACTAGTTTTTCAACACGTATGCGATTTTGTTCTTTATTTTTACCAGTCATTAAATGAGTATATTTTTTTTCTCTGGCTATGTCTTCGGAAGGAAAACCATCAAAAATAAATTCTATTTTTAAATTATTATTAAAAGCAAACGCAGATAGATATAATTGTTCAGCTATGCAAGCTCTATGCGAATTAAACTCGTCAAAGATAAAATTATTCCAAAAAAAACTATATTTTTTATTAAAAACAAAATCTAAAGCGCCATTTGCATAATCATTAATTGCTTTTAAATTATTTCCGCCAAAAACTCCTACATTAATTGCGTCTAAATTTTTTGGGATTTTAGAGAAAAAATCGTCTTCTTTTAAAAAAGATTTAATCTCATTTGTTCTGTACCATGTATGAGAATCTTTTTCTAAATTTTGAGCAAATATAGGAGATTTTTTTAATTGTTCTTCTATCCCTTCCCATAAAATGCAATCATAATCTACGTGTATAAATGGATCTTTTCTTTCTGAAATAACTTTATATGCTAATAATTTACTAATAGACCAAATTGAAGAATAATTTGTATCTAAATTTTGTAAATCTAAAGAAACAGAGTCCCATGGGATATCTTTTAATGAAACTGCGCCATTTTCATCTGTTATTAAATGTACTTCACCAAAATTTTTTTTAAGATAATATGCAGATAGTTTATGAAGATTTATTGTAAATTGATCTGGAATTTTTCTGTAACCGCCAGACCAATAGCTCATATAGGGTTTCATTTTTTTATGTATATGTTATATTTATATTAGGATTTATGCCGATTCTACTTAATTCTGTGGAAAAAGCTTGAGGAAGAGTTATGCTAGTAAGTCCTGCATCAAGAAATGCAATATCTCCAATACTTGTTACAGAATTTGGGATAGTAATACTAGTCAAGCCGACGCAACTATTAAATGCACCGTTTCCAATACTTGTTACAGAATTTGGAATAGTAATACTAGTCAAGCCGTCGCAACTAAAGAAAGTAAGACTTTCAATGCTTGTTACAGAATTTGGTATAGTGATAGTAGTTAAGGCTGTGTCATAGAACGCACCAATTCCAATACTTGTTACAGAATTTGGAATAGTTACGCTAGTTAGCCTAATGCAACCATTAAAAGCATGGTATCCAATGCTTGTAACAGAATTTGGGATAGTAACACTAGTTAAATATCTGCAGAATAGGAATGCTTGGTTTCCGATGCTAATTACAGAATTTGGTATAGTAACGCTAGTCATATTAAGCTTATTATAGAAAGCGGAATCGCCAATATTCTTAACAGGCAATCCAGCAACTTGGTTTGGTATATTTACTGATGTTTCGTTTCCAGTATAAGCTGAGAGTGTCGCTCCACCATTTTCAAAGATAGCTGTATAGTTTGAGAGAGCATTAACAAGCGTTCCATTTTGGTTCAAACGAATAACGTTATCTGTTCCGATATGATATACTGAAAGATTTCCTTGAGTTAATCCAATTCTACTTAATTCTGTGGAAAAAGCTTGAGGAAGAACTACGCTAGTTAATCCTGCGCTAAGAAATGCAATATCTCCAATACTTGTTACAGAATTTGGGATAGTGATACTAGTTAAACCAGTGCAACCATAGAACGCACCATTTCCAATAGTTGTTACAGAATTTGGGATAGTAACACTAGTTAAGCCGCTGCAATCATAGAACGCAATGTCTCCAATACTTGTTACAGAATTTGGAATATTTATAGTAGTTAAACTAGTGCAACGAGCGAACGCAGCGTTTCCAATACTTGTTACAGAATTTGGTATAGTTATATTTGTCAAATCATAACAATATTCGAACGCACCGTTTCCAATACTTGTTATAGAATTTGGGAGAACTATACTAATTAAATTCTGGCAACCTCTGAATGCATAGCTTTCAATGGTTGTTACAGAATTTGGTATAGTAATACTAGTAATATTCATTTTTTCCTTAAAAGCGTTTTCGCGAATTCTTTTTACAGGCAATCCTAAAATTTCGCTTGGTATAGTAAGCTGTGTTTCATTACCAAAATATGAAGTTATTGTAATTCCATTATTTTCTACTAATACGCCATAATCATTCACAGTTCCAGTACCATTTTGAGTTAATGTTGTTTTAACATTATTTATCCAATAAGCATTATTATACCAACCATTAGCTGTACCAAACATAACTATCCATTCTTCTACTGGAGTTGCTGTTAGTGAAAATTCTACAGGATTATTTTGAGCATCAAGCCATCCAGTTATTGGTAAATTATAACTATTATAATCGATTTGTTTGGTATAAACATTTTCTCCCGCAGATTGAATGCTATTAAATTGTGGATCAATTATATATTTTTCTAAGGTTTTATTAATTAATAATATTGGTCCACTATGTCCTTGGTTAACGTATAGTATTATATTTTCATTCACTGTTTGAACACTTTTGATTGAATTTGTAATATCTAGAGGTCCAAATAATGGTCCAAGTAAAAACTCATCTAATAAACTTTCTCCAATAGAGATTCCATATGATCCAGAGCCTGATCCAGAGCCTGATCCAGAGCCGTCTTCGCTTGGTATATATTTAATGCCGATACTATTTGCAATCAATCTCACATTTGATGCGACTTGTTCTTGGCCAATATTTACTCGAACAGCGAAAACTTGATAATTTTTTGTAACTGCGTAAATATTATTTGCAGAAAAATTATATGTTATATCATTTGCAGCAGTTACACTATAACTAGTAAAAGCTATTGTTTGTTGCTCGCCATTAGAATTTAAATCTAACCTTCCATAAAATAGATTTGGTTGTCCTTCTTCTTGTGCAATAGATACGGCTATATCATATATCCCGCCATCTAAATTTTTAATAATAATTTTTTTAATATTATTTATTGTTATATATATAAGAAGGTCTGCTGGCATTGTAATTTTCTTTAAAGATCCTCTAGAAGGATCTATAACATTTATAACTGGTAAATTGTTTATGTTTTCTACATAACAAGCTATTGGGCCCTCTGCGAAAAATAAACCATTATGAACATTTTCAGCATACAAAACCCTTCTTGTCTCGTGTGTGATATCAATATCAAAATTTCCATAGTGCCATTGATAATCATCTCCATTAGCTATCTTTGATCTAAAAACCTTACCATTACTAAATACTTCAAAGAAAGCATTAGTTTCTGTAGATGTATTATCATTTAAAATTTTTAATGGATTTCTATTTATTGGAATTCCACGAGAAGTAATAATCCCTTGATTTTGATTTTTAATAAGATAAATATCATAATCTAATCCTGAGCCATAATTATTTGTAATACTTGCAACTGATATATTAGCAAAAAGAGAAGCTTGCTCAAGAGAATAAGATATCGCCGCGGCAGGAACTAGTCCGTCGTTATTTTTATAAAAAGATATAGCGCCAGCATAACCGATTCCGCCGCCTAATGATCTTGGTTTGTTATTAATTGCTACTACAAAATTATTTCTAGTAACAAATAAATGACCAATATCTATTGCTCGTTTGCCTAAGTTTCTTCCGTAGTCGTTATAAATACTTTCTAATATTGATCCTAAGCCAGCATCATTATTATAAGAAACAGCAACTCTTCTTGTTGCGTCAATAGCGTTATTTAGTGATCCCATTCCTACTGCTAAAGTACCACTTCCAGAACCGCTTCCAGAACCACTTTCAGAATTATTATTATCTATATTCTCTCTAAATAGTCTAATTTGTAATTCTATAGAAGTTGGATTTTGTAAATCTGCCCGATACCAATTTCTAGTAGGAACCGCTTCATTTTGAGTAGAATTATTATAATACATAATGTCATTTTCTGCATCATAAAGACACCAAATATCATTTCTTTTATATTGAATCCAATTTGTTCTAAATTGTGGTTGGCCAGCTCTAACTGAGGCAGCATAATACCCTCGACTATCACTTGTATTAGAAAAATTTGCCTCTAAAGAGAGAGATTCTGCAGCAGTAGAGCCTTTAAAAAGTACAAATTTTTTACCAAAATAATCACCTGTTAGATTATTTCCATATACGACAACCCAACCACCGTCAGTAAAACCCGCTACTGACCAATTATTTTGTCCCAAATTAGTTGAAGAAGTGTCAAACCTAATTGAGCTATTAAAAGTAAAATAGTTTATCGCGAGGATTGGTAGTTCTATTGGGGCTATAGGACTAGTATTTCCTCCAATAATACTACGTATAATTTGTTTTTTTCTTCTAATTTCTTTAATAGGAATAGCGCTATTATTACTGCTTTTTGAAGAAACTTTTTTTACAGAAATTGTTCCTCTGATTCTCATTAAAGGAAATTACACTTTATTTATCGAGATAATTTTTGATATCTTTAATTAATTGTTTCCTTTTTCTGCGTTCTAACATAGTTATAAAAAGAGCTAAAGAGATCGGAAAAAAGATCCTAAGAAAAAATCCCAAATGATGCTCTTTAGTAAGAAGATTAAAATGATTAAGGTAAAGATCGCTGAGTCCGTAAATTGTAAACAAAATAGCTGGAATAAAAACAATAAAAAAGAACTTCTCGTAATGTTCAAGATTATTCCACCAATCCTTTAGTTTTTTGATAGTATCCAACATACAAAGAAGATTACAGCCAAGACAGAGAACCAGAGAATGTTTCTTTTAATATTTTGTCTTTTATGGTACTTCCAAAATTCAGCTATAAATTGCTCTGTATTATTACAAGATGGCGCTATTAATTTGACATCTCTTATTAATTTATTTATTCTCTTATCCATGCTTTAGTTCTTTCTGCATCATCATCTATTAATATGCTATTGAAAACTATAGCTTTATATTTTTCTTCTATCCATTTGGTGATTCTTATTTGATACTCTGCTCTATTACCCGCAAGACCAACTGGCATTGTGCCATAATTACTATCATAAACCCAAAGCATACCTTTATGTTCAAAAACGCAAATTGCATGTCCTCTATGCTGAGGTATAGATACTTTATACTCTATTAAAGTCTTATCAAAAATAACTGAAACATTATTTAATTCATCTGTATAATGAAATTGAAAAGCAAAAATTTGAGCCCATGTATTTTCTTGAGATAATAGATAGTTAGCGTTAGAAGCAAAGACCACAGAATCAACAAAACAAGAATTAGGCAATTTTGATATGCTATGATTTTTTGCTAAATTAAATCCTATATTAAGAGAATAATAAGCTATTGCCCCATTTATTAAAAGCACTAATGTTAATTTGCTTTTCCATCCAAACCAAGCAAAGAATCTTTTAATATTCACCTTCTCCTATAGATTACACACAGGAGATTATGTTCAATTTATTTTTTATTTCTATAATCTTGAAGACAAGATTGAAATTTAGCTTTATCGTCGCCTTGCTTTGTTGGAATACATTGTTT